TCCAGTGCCCGCTGCATCGTCATCACCGGCTGCCCATACGGACTGCCGGGCAGGCTGGCCCACTCTCGCGCACACTTGCGGATTGCCTCCTGCACCCGGCCGGCCAGCAGGTCGTCGAGTGCTTTGCGGCCGCGGATCAGGTAGACCGCAGCTGCATCCTGGGACGGCTGCGCGAAGTCGGTCAGCCCGAGCGCCTTCGCGCAGCCGTCCCAGGTGCGCTCCAAGAACTGGTAGGCCCCGGCCGCCGTGCTCCAGACCTTGAGCGGCTCGACGTAGACCCGCTGCCGCGGATGGTCCGTCAGATCGGACGCCTGCCCGCCGCCGACGATGGTGCGGTAGGCCGCCTCGGTCTGCCCGCTCTCCCCCTCGCGGATCATCCGCAGGAATGCGCGCAGGTTGCCGCTGGCCTGCAGCGTCGCAAGGAGCGATTGGCCGAGCGCGTTCATGGCGTGCCATCCTCGCGTGTGATCTCGCGCAGCAGCTCGTCAGCCGACGCGACCTCGGGCGTCGTCATGTCACGCCACCCGTCATCGCGCGGCTGGATACGGCGCATGCCGATCTCGGGCACGTAGTCGATGCCCTCGACGCGCGAGCCGCAGATCGTGGGCGGCTCGGACAGCGCGACGAGGACGCCATGCAGCTTGGCTGCGCCATGGTGGCCGTACCAGCACAGGCGGGTCGCGTACAGGCTGATGCTCACGGCTGCCTCGATGTTGCGTGCGCGGTCCAGCGCGGCGCGCAGCGCGGCCGCGCTGGCGTCATCGGCAGCGCCGGGTGACATGGCGCGGTGTCCTCCATCACTCCACTCGCCCACGTAGCAGGGTGTAGGACAGCACGGCCACGATGATGATGCCAGCCAGCGACCAAAGCCCGCCGACGACCCGCCGGCGCAGGTCGATCAGGCCCGGCATGTCGCGCTCGATCGCCGCGATCCTAGTCTCCAGCCGCGTGTCGATGCCCTTGATGTCTGTGCGCAGGCCCTCGATCGCTGCCGTAAGCTGGGTCACCTCGGCGCGGGTGTAGCTGTGATCGATCTCCAGCCGTGTGAGCTTCTGCAGCTCGCGGACCAGATCGCCGATCTGCGTGCGCAGCTCGTCGACCCGCTCGACCACGCCGCGCACATGCTGGCGTAGCTCGGAGATTTCACCGGAGCGCACCGGGCAGTCAGGAGGAATCACGCGATCTGGCATGCGCTACCCTCACGTGATCCGGAGGTAGCCCGAGCCGTCTTTCCAGAGCCGGTTCGTGCCGCCAGGTGACGAGGTCGGTATCCCAGGCAGCTCAATGTAGCCGCCCGCGGTTAGTTTGACCCGCTGCATGCCGGCTGCCAGCAGGTAGAAATCGTGGGCAGACAGCATCCCCATCTCCGCGTAGGCGGGCCCTGATCGTATTCCGCTCAGAACGCTACCGTTCTGCGCAACGAGGTTTGCGTTTCCGGACGTGGCATTTGCCATCAGCGTGGCATCCACCTTGGATACCGTCAGATCCCCCGTCATCGTGTCGCCGGTCTTGCTCACCGCAGTCAGCGGCAGCCCCGCCAGCTTCGATGCTTCCGCCGCTGTGTAGGCTTGATACCCCGACGCCCAGGTGACCGCGAACGTACCCGCCGCCGTGATCGGCGAGCCAGACACAGCCAGCCCGGTCGGCACCGTCATCGCGGCCGATGTCACTGTGCCGGTGCCGGTGACCTCCGCCCACTTCAGCCCCGTGGCTTCAGCGCTGTCGGCCGTCAGCACGTAACCGTCGGTGCCCTTTGCCAGGCGCGCGTTCGTCGTGCTGAACGTGTAGAGGTCGCCCTTGGTCGTGAGCGGTGATGGGTTGGCCCAGGCGGCCGCCGCACCAGACCCGGCACTGGTGAGCACCTGCCCGGCTGTGCCGGCCCCGGAGAACCCGCCGATCGACAGCGCACCCGTGGGCAGGAACCCCCACCGGATCGTGCCGTTGACCATCAGTCCAACGTCGCCGGCATGGTCGATCGTGCCGAACAGGAACTCGCCGCCGTCGACAGTGGCGCGCTGCCACATGCCGCCGGTGCCCTGGTCCGTGATGAGCTGCGCTTGCGACGAGGCGCCCGTCGACGTGGATAGGTTCTTGACGACGACCTTTGTAACGTCGGCGTGGTTCTCCGCCACTTCCAACGGGTTGGCGATCGTTGGGGTGCCTGCCGCAACCCATTTCAGGCCGGTCGGCTCGGAACTGTCAGCGGACAGTACATGGGTGTCTGCGCCGACCGGGAGGCGCGCGTTGACGGTGCTGAACGCGTACAGGTCGCCTTTGGTCGTGAGCGGTGATGTGGTACCGCCACCAGGCGTGGACCACGTCGGTGGCGCGCCCGCCCCCGCACTGGTGAGCACCTGCCCGGCTGTACCCGCGTTCGAGAAGCCGCCCATCGAGAACGCCCCCGTCGGCAGGATCGCGAGTCGGTATATGCCGCCGTTGACGAAGGCGATGTTCGCGGCGTGGTCCAGCGCCCCGATCAGAAGTTCTCCCCCGTCGACCTCTGCCCGCTGCCACATGCCGCTAAGGCCTTGGTCCATCGACAGTGCGAGCTGCGTCGCTGCTCCGGACCCAACAGACTGATTCGAGACGGCCAATACCGTGGCGCTGTTGGCATCTCTTTCGACGACAGTAGTCGCCGCCAGGTTGTGGTGCACGACCCCCTGCACCGTGGTATTGACCAGGAAGTTGCGGCCAACCGCCTGGGGCGCGGTCTCGATGTTGTTGATGCCGCCACTGACATCATCCCACGGCGGTCCGAGCTCCGGCCGGTACTGCCACCCGAGCGGCTCGGTGCAGGCCTCGACGTTGCCGCCAATGACCGAAATGTCTGCAGTGTCAGCGTCGAAGAAGATGCCTCGCTTGTTGGTCTCGATCTTGGGCGCGAGAACAACCCCACCCAGAACCGACTTCCCGAACAAGATTCCGGTTTCCTTGTTCCACTGGATCTTCGGAGCTTCGATCAGGAAGGTGTTCGCATCGATCGAGCCGTTCGCATCACTGATGTGTATGCCGTGACGGCCGTTGAAAATCACGACTGGATTCTGCAGGTAGACCCCATTCGCGTTGGTCGTCGTCTCCCCTGCGTAGTCCCCAATCCGAACACCATCGCGGCCCATTCGGGCGAAGACCGGGCCGCCGTACCAGGCGAAGCTGTTCGCGCCGATGAAGATGCCATCGCGTGCGGCCCCTTCCGGGTAGTACCAGTCGTCCGTGGCATCGTAGTAGACCGGGCCGATGATGCCGCCGCCGAAGAACCGCACTCCCGGGTGCGTGACCATGCAAAGCACGGACCCGACCATCGACGTGTTCGACTGGAACAGGTAGCTCTGGGGCATGTTGAGGTCGGTGTTGGCGGTGCCGACCCCGTTACGCCCGCCAAAGTACCAGGTCGTTGGCGCGTCGACAACAACCTGAAGGTCGCAGTGAACCACCCCGTCGATCAGCAGCCCCTTCCCAAGCGCGCGAACTTGGTCGTCTGCTGCCAACAGCCAGTTTGTCGTGCTGTAGCCGTTTGGGAGAACCGACGGTTCCAGCCCAGACGAATCCGGCTTCGCCCCGGTCCACCTGAGGTAGTAGCCGGGCGCACCGGGCTTGGCAGTCTCGACCCTGGCGGCCGGGGTGTAGACCCCGAGCTGCTTCGCGTTGACCGTGTCGCCCGGGATGTAGAGCTGGTACCACCGGGTGTCGTTCCGCTCGATCACGGTCCCGTTGTTGCCGCCCGGGGACGGGTTCACCTCTGGCGCGAGGAAGTAAACGCCGCCACCCCCGTCGCCGAGTTCCCAGTAGCCCCTCGTGATCGCGACCGAGGCGTTGTTGACAGAGGCCTTTAGGTCCGCGACCGTGTCGACCACCAGCACTGAGTCGAGCCCGGCGAGAAGGTCGTTCAGCGCCCGCCCAGCGGTCCCGGCCGTGTACGCCTCCAGCGAGTTGTACTCGACCATCCCTGCATCGATAGTGCCCGCCCAGGCGTTCCCGGGCGCGATGCCGGTCGCGACCTCCAACGCGGTGAACGACGAGGCTTGGGGTTGCCCGTCTTCGTCGAACTGGAGGAGCCGCCCGGCCAGCTCGGTCGGGCTCGGCAGCGGGGCTGCCTCGACCCCATCGGCAAGCTGGAGCGCGCTTGCCAGCCGCTGCTTCAGTTGCTGGGCGAGAACAACCACGCGGTCGATCGCACGCTCGACAGTCTCGCTGAAGAAGCGCCCCCCGGACGGCAGGTCAGTCGGCTGGGTGTACCCGACCGCACTCACGATGACGAGCCCGTACCCGGCCGGCAGCTTGTCACCGGACGGGTCAAGAGGGTAGCTCACCGACCCGCCCGGGTTTAGCTGCTGGTCTGAATTCAGCGAGACGCCATAGTGGCTGCCGTAGCTGAGTTCGACATCAGCCTCCGCCGGCGCCACCAGCTTCCGGCGGATCACCTTCAACTGATCTGCAGCGAAGACCTCGAACAAGAACGGGAAGGAGGTCGTCACCCCGTTCCCTTCATAGGGCCCCGCGATCCTGGTTTCAGTGCTGATGGTCATGATCGGATTCTCCTACTCGCCGGCGGGTGGGTGGGCACTACTGCTTGCTCTCCGGGCTCGGGGTCCCGGTCACGAGCCCCCGTGCTGCATCAACCGGGTCGGTCGGGATGATGCTTTCCTGGGTGACCCCGGCCAGGTAGCCGAGCGGGCGGGCCGCCGCGTAGAGGGGAAGCCCGAGCACCATCCCGAGAAGGGTGAGCATGTCCCGTACCGCCCGTCGTGCGTTCACCGCTTCAACGCCCTCGGTGGCCGCCTTGTAGACGTGGGCCGGGACCCCCACGCTCGCCTCCGCCAGGCTGACCGCCGGCGAGAGGCTCACACGGTCATCCACCGGGGTGGCGTTGAAGCGGTTGACCGCGGCGATCCCAAACTGCCCCGCCACCGGGATGCCCGCGAGGAAGCCCTTCGCCGTTCCCATCCCGATAACAGCTTCGATCCAGTCGTCGAGGTAGCCGTCGTCCTCGTCGTCTTCAGGGCCCCCTCGCATCGCGACCGCGATCGCTTCCGCCACCCAGAAAGGAATCAAGAGCCCTGCCAGCCCAACGAACGCGAGCCGATGGGCCCCCTTCACGATCCCTACCTCTTCGACGATCTGCTGCATGGCAGTCACGTTGGTGTTGAACAGCATCGAGAAGTAGTTGTAGAACTGCGTGAACAGCCGAACCGCTGGCGGGCCGGCCTCGACACGGCTGATGTCCTCCGGCAGCGAGCTGGTTTGCGTCTGGCGGACCACGCCGTCAGCGAACCGAATCGCATCCGCCTCTTCCATCCCCGCCGAAAGAGCTTGGTTGTAGGCCCCGGTCCACGCGATAGGCCCGATGACGTTGTCGACCGCGAGCTGCATGAAGTAGGCGTGGCGGATAGCCCAGTCCTGGGCCCGTTCCAACAGGGTCGGGTTCAGCAGGATCTGTTCGATCTGGCCCGAGATAGCGGCGACCTCGTTCGAGGCCCTTTCCGCCATCATCGGGGACAGCGCATGCACGTCTCGCACCATCTTGCGAGGATTCTGAAGGTAGAGGGCAACGGCACGGCCAACATGCCCCGGCCGGACTTGCACCAGCAGGTTTGACAAGCCAGTGAACTGCTGCAACGTGTTGCTGACGTTTGCGAACATCAGCTGCATCCCGGCCCGGGCCCGAGCTACCGTCGCGATCCGCGACAGCCCCCCGTCACCGACGACCGGGGAGTTGACCATCTGCCTCGCGGCCCGGTTCAGCCACGGCCGGAGCATCCCGGAAATCGCACCTGGCTGCAGTGCGTTCAGCTTGTCCTGGACCCCCGGCCGCCGCAGCACCCGGGCCGTTTGCCGGACCGGGTTTTCCATGTGCGTGAACAGCAGGACCTTGTCGATGTGCTGGGGCAGCACACGAAGGTCAAGCAACAGAGGACGGTTGTACTCGGCCCTGGAATAGGTGAACCCGCGGGCGGTGGAGGGGAAAGCCGAGGTCAGGCTCGCGTTGTCCTGCTCGATCAGTTCTCGTTGCTCGGCATCCTGCACCAGCCGGGGGTCGACAAGCGCTGGCACGTACCCGCCACGGTAGGTCCCGAACGGGGTGTCAAACGCGTCCGCGGTCACCTCCGAGAAGTAGCGCCCGAACGCATCGCGGTGCGCTTTCTGGGCACCGGCTTTCGTCTCTTCCAGAAGATCCCAGACCCCCTGCACGAAGTCGTAGTGCTCCCGCCGAAGGACTCCGGTGTCGTGCAATCGGCCAAGGAAGGCGTCCCATCGCGTAGTGTCAAGGGTACCGTCTTCGTTCTCCGTGGCCCACCCACGCCCGAGCAGGAGCTTGCGCTTGTTGGACGCGTTGCCCGTGTGCAGCAGTGCGTGCAACAACTCGGCATGACCACCGCGGCCGCCCTTTCCAAACACGTAGCCGAGCGTCGGGGCTGCGATCTCGTTCGGAGAGAGCGAGGGCGCGACCCCCTTCACCAGAGCCTGGAACTTCCGGCGGTAGGCCAACCGGTCGGTCCGGTACCGGTCGGCCGCATCCTTCACCGGCTGGAATACGATCCGCTGGAAGGGGCCCCCGTACTTGCCGTCCACCGAGCCGACCCACTGCTCCACCCTCCGGAGCGCGGCACCGAAGAACTGAAGCGCTCGGGCCCGCTCTTCCGCCTTTGTGAAAGTGCCCGTGGTACCGGGGAGCGTCGTGGGCGCCCTCTTCTCGTCGAGCCGGGCCGACAGCATCGCTGCCGCGTCGTCGATGTCCAGCACGTCCCCGGCAACCTCGATCCGCCGGCTGCGCTTCGCGAGATGCCAGAGGCTCGCAACAGCTTCGTGAAGGGACCGTAGCTCCTCGAACGCCAAAGAGTCGACCGGTTGGGCGTTCTCCACCGCGGCGGCCACCATCGACGAGACCGCGTTGTAGGTCTCGGGGTCGTGCTGGGCAACCACACTCAGGTAGGCGGACGCTTTCTTCGTGGCCGGCGTCTGGATGCCGTACGCGAACAGGACCGCTCGCGCTGCGTTCACCAGGTCCGGGTCCCGCCCCTTCTCGACCACCTTTTCATCGGTGCCCCTCACGACCCTCGCGAAGAACGCCCGGATCTGGGCACCTTCAGCCTGGGCTTCCAGCAGCGCTTTCGAGGTGAGGTTGTGAAGAAGCTGGTCCTGCTTCGCCTTGACCGCCTCTTCCGTCTTCCCCGCCATCGTTGCTTTCAGCCACCGCTGGCTCGCCCGCTTCTCGGCAGCAGTGTGCTGCCATGCTGCCGCCTTGAGATCGCGCAACGGGGTCCGTGAGACGACCTCAGCAGCAAACCGTTTCCCTGCTTCGACCAAGATGTTGACGGTCGTCTTCCGGCCGCCCGCGGTCGTCTGGCCGGTGTCTGCCTTCGCCGCCAGGGCCTCCTGCTGACTCCGCAGCTCGGCCGCGAGCGCGCGAGCACGAGCCTCGTTGTGAACAGCCAGGTTCGCCGCTTCGGCGATCGCGTCGGCATCGTTCAGGTCGCCGTGCTCTTCCAGCATCCTTAGCTCGGCGATCGAATCGATCGCGTCGCGCCGGTTTCCGAAAGCCTCGATCGCTTCCATCATCGCCTCGACGGTCGGGAACCCAAAGCTATCGGCGATGACCGCCATCTCAGCATCGTTGGGGTCCGCCCGCCGCAGCGGTTTCGGGTTCTGTCGGTCCCACTTGATCATCGCGAGCGAGACCTCGGCGTTGACCTCCCCCCGAACCTTGGCGAGGAACTGGCCCTTCTTCAGGCCGGTCAGCGCGGCCCCTGTCTTCGCCTCTTCCGCGGCCAGGTGCTGCTGCTGGATCTCAAGCCGGGAAGCCTCCTCCGCGGCGGTCCGGGCGTCCTTCCATGCGTCGAGCCGACCCTGCAGCTCTACATCCACCCTCAGCGCTTCCAGCGCCTTCAGCGCCCGCATCTCGGGGGTGGCGTCGACCTCTTCCGTGGCTGCCTCGACCGCGGCTTTTCGGGCGGCCTTCGCTTCGCCCTGCAATTTCTTGATCGCCTCGCCCCGGGCCCTCACCGCCCACTTCAAGCTGGCAAGGCTGCGTTTCGCCAGCTTCTCACCGGCGAGGGCAGTTGCGCTCGGATCCGGCGTCATGCCGGCGATCTGCTCCGCTTCAGCGATCTGCTCGTCGGTCGCGATCAGCCGGTCCATCACCCGCCGGATGTCATCGTTCAGCGGCTTCCGTTCCCCTTCCGGCAGGCCGGCGAGGAACCGTTGGATCGACCCATAGACGGATTTCATCCACGCCGCAAACCGCCGCAGCAGTGGCAGCATTTCAGCGCTCGGGGCCTTTCCCTCCATCACGTATTGCTCGACCCCCCGGGCCCATTTCTCGTGATGCTCGCGCTTCTGGTCAAGGGTCATCCCCTGCCACGTCTGAAGGTCGGATACCCCGAACCACTGAAGCACCGTACCCATGTCGGCCGCGATCCCCGCCGGGGCGTCCGGCTGCGACGCGATATCTGCGAGGACTTCGAGGAAGAAGTGACCGGTCTCGTGGAACCAGGTCGACAGGTTCGCGTTCGGGTTCAGCACCAGCTCCAGCGTGGCCGGGTTGAAGGTGCCGCGGGCAGACTCGCTGAAGAGGGGAAGACCGCCGGCTGCCGCTTCCTTCATCTTGTCGGTGATGAGGAAGCCTTGACGCTTGTCGGTTTCGGTGAGCTCAATATCGACAAGCCCTTCCCCGCCGAGTTTTCGGAGCAACTTCTTGGCGGCGGCAGGAACGATCTCGTCGTAGAAGGCTCGCATCCCTTCCCCGCCGACCTTGAGGTTGAGACCGTCGAGCCGAGTCATCGGCTCGCCCCCGTTCCTTGCGGGTTGCTGCGAGCCTTCCCCCTGCAGGATCTTCGCGGCCATCTCTTTCCCAACATGATCGGCCAGTTCCGCCTCACGCACGGCTACGGTCTTCAGGATCTTGCCATCCTTGATGAGCTGAAGGTCGATTTCGTCCCCCGCGCCAACAGTGATGCGGCGGTAGTCGATCGCGTCGATCTGCTTACTCAGGTCATACCGTTCGGCCGACTGATCCCCTGTAACGAAAGCCACCGCACCGTAGCCTTCATCCACCGCCATCTTGATGATGCGCTTCATGGCAAGGGCAAGCCACTTGTCAGTGGAACCCACGAAGGGGGCTCGCCGGACGGCGGCTTGATCGAAGTCTTCGGCAAAACCACGCTCACGGCCGGCTTGCGCCCAGTCGCTCTGGAGCTCCTCAACCACCAGCACGCGCCTGCCGTCCACATCGACACGGTCGTTCACCCGGGTGTGGGCCAGGACATCGGGCTCCTCCCAGTGGCCGGAGCGGTACGGCTTCTCGTCCGCTGGCAGCCGGTAGGCGGCATCGGCTTCGGCGTCGCGCTTGCTCTGCAGATCGAGCATCTGCCCGTGTGCGATGCCGTAGGCGGCACTGTCCTTGCCGGCCAGGCTTTCCGCCTTCACACGCAGCGCATCAAGCCGCGGCTGGTACTTGTCGAACACCGCTTTGCGCTTGGCGAGGCCCTGCGGCGTCGGTCCGCGTCTCGGCAGCGCCAGCAGGATCTCGCGGTTGTTGGTGCCTTTCGGGTCCGTGTACTCGGTGTAGCGCGTGCTCCCCTTCACCCAGCTTGGAAAGACCGAGCGGACCGCATCTACCACGTCCTCTGGGAGGTGGTCCCAATCGACTATCTCGCCATCTTCATCGACAAACTCCACCTGATCGTTGCCTTCATACGAGGCCGCGTAGCCGTATTCGGCGATCGCGTCATTGATCTGGTCCATCCGGTCGGCCAGATCCGCGTAGACAACCTGCTTGACCCGAACTCCGTTCGCCTTCAGGTAAGCACCGACCTGCTCGCGGGTGACCTTACCTTCTTGGAAGGTGAGCCACTCGCTGATCCCGGACCATTCGATCTCATCCGGGCTCACACCCTTCTGGGCGAGGCCCTTCAGCCACTGGGCCCACCCACTGGCGGGGGCCGACTTCATGGGCGCGGCCGCGACCTGACGCGCGAGCTCGCTGTACCAGGGGGTGGACTGCCGGTACCCCTGTGACGCAGCATCAGCGGCGGTCTGCCCGTTTGGAAGCAGGAAGAAGTCGGGGTTGTAGGGGCCCCACTCTGCTGCCTTTGGGCCGTGCAGGTTGCCGACCCCGTCGCTCAGTTGAACGATCGCTTCCTGCTGAAGAGCGGCACTGACTGAATCTGCCTCCTCCGGTGTCAGTGGGCGATCGATCTCGACAACAGCGGTCAGTTCGGTGTTCGACTGATGCTGGTCGATATTGACCACGCGGACCCCCCGCGACTCAAGTTCCTGCGTTACCTGCTCGGCGGTGATTTGCCCCTCGCCAGCGACCTCGGCCGTGCTCAGTCCGACGTTGAGGAAGGTCCCTCGGACGAGAGGCGAGAGTGGTCCTTGCCCAAGTACATTCTCCGCCGGGCCATCGCCTCCGCGAACATCGCCTCGGCCCCTTGCCGCGAATTTGCGGGCGCCGTCGCTGAAGTTGAGGCTTGCTGAAGCGGTTCCGAGCTTGCTGAAGAGCTGTTGCTCGAAGAACCAAGCAAGGGCTTGGACTTGGTAGGGCTTGACCCCGAGTTCTGTTGCCGCTGCATTGAAAAGCTCCTTCACTACCCGCCGCTCAGGCTCGGTCGGCCCATCAACAATTTTGCCGTCAGGCCCCTGCATCTGCCCAAAATAACGGTGGAAGGTCCGGGTCGCCCACACGTCGACGGTTACCTCGTGGATGCCGTTGAGGTTCATCACGAAGGGCCCGACTTTCGGCCCAAACGCACGGAGACCAAGGGCGGTGTCGGTCGCCTTCCCGTCGACCGAAGGACCCATCTTCCCCCACTTTGCCCTTGCTTCGTTGAGTTCCTTGACCGTGTGCTCTGAGTACAGCCATTCAACAGCAGCGGCTTCGCCCAGATCCTGAACCATCGCGTTCAGAAACGTGAGGGACTTTTCTTTGGTGGCCGAGACCGGCCCGCCCGCCCACAGGCTTCCGTTGGTGGGATTGCGGGCCGGGATGACCCCAGTGTTCTCGTAGTGCTGAAAGGCCTGAGCCCCGATGTCCCAGTTGAGGTCTGCTTTGGTACCGGGGGACTGGAGCCCAACGACAACCAGAAGGAGCTGCCGCTTGGCTTCGTTGTCAGTGAGCGAGGGGATGACCGTGGCGGTCTCGCGGAACGAAAGCTCGATGTCTTCGTCGTACCAGTCGAGCCCACTTTTCTCCTGCTGCATCTGGTACCGCAACTCAGCGACGAGTTGCTTCAACGCCCTCTTCTTCTCCTTCGGGTCATTGAAGTCGCGCTTCCCTGTAATGCGGTCAAAGAAGGCTGCGACCTCGTGGACCGACATCCGTTGATTCCCGGTCAGCCCCGGGCCTTCCCGAATGTCGATCGCGGCGGTAGTCCCTGCCTTCGTCGGGAGCTTGACCTTTGGGCCCGATTCTTTGCCCTGCTGCCCGTAGACCGGCGCCTCTGTCCGGTCGACAAAGCGCTTGACGAGCCCGTCCTTGTAAAGGGTCTCGTCACCCTCGAACACGCCGGCCTCTTTCAAAGCGGCATGCTCTGTCGGAGCGAGCTTCTCCAAAAGCTCGCCCCAACGCTGGAGCGAAAGCTCCCCGCTCGGCAGATCTGCCCGCGCTCGCAAAGCGTCGACGGTCAGGTCACGCCCGCGGCTTTCGCGAGCCCCCTGCGGCGGGACCAACTTACCCGTGGTCGCGGCGAGAGGGCCGAGATTCTCGACCGGAACTGACTGGCCCCCCAGCAGCACCACCTGGCCCGGCTGGCTGCCGGAAAGGCGGTCGAGGTACCCGGCAAAGCCAGCATCGAGCACGGCCGACTCGAACCCGAGCTGGTCTTTTCCCTCCTTCAGCCGGAGGGGGTCGGTGTTGCTGTCGTAGATGTTGCTGAGCCTTGCGCGGTGCCCCCGGCCGCCGACCCCTTGCTCGGGGGTCACCCCGGTTCCCTTGTCGACGTAGAAGTAGGCCCGCCGACGAAGTCGCGGGTCGGCCGCGTTCAAGTAGGTGTCACGCCCGCTTCCGAGCAGGCCCGTCCCGAACGAAGAGGTGTCGACAGCACTGAGATCGCGAGGGCTGTAGTGGAACGCCTCGACATCGTCGAGCCGACCCGGGCGGGCCGCATTGAGCACGGGCCCTGTTGCGCCTCCGCGCTCGCCCGCAATCCGGAGCGGATACTGCTGGTAGAACTGTTCCGCCGTTCTCCCTGTCCTTGCGCCCATCGTCGCGTAGAACGAAGCGGCCCAGATTGCCATCGCGTCAGACACAGCACGGGAGTGCCGGCCAGTGGCCGCTAGCTGATCAGCCAGCTGCTGCCTGACCGATTCGATCTGCTCGCGTGTACGCTCCTGGTTTGCCGCAGCGGAGATAACCTCTTCGATCCGCTGCTGGGCAAGCGCTTGACTCTGATCCCGCTCGGCGTTGATCTCCGCCGGGGACTGGTCGAACGGGTTCAGAACCCCATGCTCCTGGACCGCCTGCTCAAGGGGAGTCCCAGGCGCAACCGCCAACACGGCTGAAAGCGGAATCGCGACCCGATCGCCAGTATCCGCGGCGGGAGTGATCTCGCTCCAAACAGATTCAGGCAACTGCTGAATCACCTCTAGCGGCAGTTGGGCGAGCACCTCGCCGGCAACGTAGACCTGAACTTCACTCCCATCAGGACGCGATGCGAGCTCGCGCATCACCTCCCGGAACTCTTCCGGGTTCCGCTCCCGTAGAAGCGCCCGCTGGGAAGCGGCTAACAGAGCCTTGATAGTGGCCCCATCTTCTTCCTCTTTCCGGCCGCCCCCCGCCAGTTTATTGGCTGCTGCCGCCCCCGCGCCCACCGCAGAGGTCTGCAGCCCTACCCCGACGACCGTCGAGATGAGTGTATCGAGCAGGTCGGCCGGCTGCTCTCGGAGAAATTCTGCCGTGCTCTTGCCTGGGTTGAGCGTGGCCCACTCGTTCGCGTTTGTGGTGAGGGTCGTCGCCAGTTCGTGCGGGATCTCCACCGCGTACTGAGCGGCCAGCATCTTCGCAAACTCACGGACGGCATGCCCTCCCGCCGGGGCGGCGAAATACTTCAGAAGCGCGTCCAGCGGCCCCTTCTCGAATGCCGCTTCCAGGCCACCTTGCTGGACCGCGTACAGCAGCGCGCGGCCAGGGTCGACCCCCGCATCGAGCGCTTCGGGGCCAGCGGCGCCCCCCGCCAAACCGCCCATGATCGGAAGTATCAGGTCGGGCCGCTTCAGGAGCGCGCCCGCCAGAATCAGAGGAACGTTCGTCGCAGCGGAGATGAGACCGCTTTGCACAGGCCGGACCCACTCGTAGCCCTCCGGGGGTTCTCCCAGCGTATTCTCGACCGAGGCCTGTTCTTGCCTGCGCTTGCTCCGGACTGCCTCGATGATCGGAGCGAACGGGTTGCCCGGCAGCAATCGCAACCAGGGGGCCTCCCGGGTCTGGCCCGAGAGTAGGTCCCCGATCGGTTCGACCGTCGCCCTCAAAAGCAGCTCCATCCCCCCGTAGCTGCTGACACCGACAAGAGCGGGGGTGGCCTTGAGCGGGCGGACGACAAACAAGTCGAGCAGCTGCTCGATGTCGGAGAGGGACTTCAGGTCGTCGTGGGTCTGGGCCACTGTATCGGGGCGGTCACCGAGGTACTTCTGCAGCCTCGGGGCCAGCAGCAGCGCGTCTTCTGCCTGATCTGCCGCCGCCCGCGCCTTCGCCTCCGGCAGGTTGTTGTAGAGCACGTCCGGAAGGACCGAATACCGCTTCCCGAGCTTGGCCGCCTCCGCGGCCTGGTCCGGGTTCCGGCGGACCGCGGTGTCGAGCACCGGCCGGACTTGGGCGAGCCCCTGGCTCCGCCGAAGCTCGTCCGCCGCCTCAGCGTATGGATCCCGAGCGGGCTTCGCCAGGGGGGCGCCGATCGGAGCCGGAACGCCCGCCGGCCTGGTCGGTCGGGCGAACAGCTCGTCGGCCGCTAACTCGTAGACGTTGCTCATTTCCGTTGCGCCCGCAGGTAGACATCGAGGATGTTTTCCGGGGTCGCTTCCGCGCCCACCCGCTTGAGCTCAGCCCGGATCTTCGTGTAGGCGTCCGCCGGGACGGCGTCCCTGACCCATTCGGCTCGCTCCTGCGGCGGGATCTGGTAGAACCGGGACTTGCTGAACCAGCCGCTTTGCTCGAACGACAGCCGATCAAGAACGACCCGGCGCTCTTCCATCGTTGGCGGCTTCCCTTTGGCGACCCGGTGCTCCTCAAACGCGTGAAGCGCCTCCCGCTCGAACTCGCTCTTCTGCTGCGGCGTCTTCAACCCGGCCGAGTACCGAAGGATGTGCTGGAGCGTGGTCGCGGTTTCCTTCTCACGGTCCGGCACCAGCATGTCGCGTTGGAGACTAGACACGCGCGCCATGTCCCCGTCGTCGAGCTTGCCAACAAGAGTAACCATCCGCCGACGCTTGAACGCTTCCCGGTTGTGGGCCGCCTCGTCTAGCAGCTCCGCAAAGACCTTCTGGTCCGTCTTCACCGGCTTGCCCTCTGCCCGCCGGCGAGAGTCCTCCGCCCGGTCGATCAGATACTGCTGCAAACGGGCACGATCAGTGCCTTCGAGCTGCCCCAACAGCCTCTCGGGCGGCATCCGCCCCTTGGCAGCGGCATACTGCCACGCCTCGTTGTGGTATTTCGATTTGCGTTCGGCCTCAGCTTCCTTGACCAGCGCGTGATTGCTGCGGATTTCAACCAGTGTCCGTTCGCGGAGCGCCGGTGCCAGGCCCGCCGCCCGCTCCAGCTGTTCGCCAAGCGGGAGACCGGCCCATTCCGCCGCCTTCGTCTTCGCCTCCTGGTTCAGCTTTTCCCCAGCGATGACTTGCTCGACCCGCGCCTGCACCGCCAACGGGATCTCGGTCTTGTTCGCCTCGTAGTACGCCTGCGCGGCAACAGGGTCGGCTGTCGCGGTACCGGTGCCTTCCGCCAGCCGTGTGATGTGAAGCAGGTGAAGGGGGGCCAGCCATTTCTGTTGTTGCTGCTGGACCCGTTTAACGGACCAGCCCTTTCGGGCCCCCATCCGGGCGGCCGCGGTAGCCACCTCGTCCCGGACCGACTCCGGCTTGCCGGTATCGGCCCCGAACTCAATCGCCGCCTCCACGGCCGCCTCCGCCATCTCGTCAGCGTGCCTCTCCCTGACGGTAGCGGCATGTTGGGCAACGCCCCCGAGCGCCGCCCCGCGTCGGCGTTCTAGCGATTGCCCGAGCCGCTGCCGGGCCGCCGGCGAGAGACGGCCCCCGTATTCCTCCCGGGCCTTCTCCCACCAGTCAGCGGCAGCGGTCTCGTACTCGTCGATACGGCCACCCTGGTACTGCCGGCGAGCTTCCGCATCCCACCGGAGCCAGTTTGTCGTGATCTCGGCATCCGCAGTACTGGTCTCGATGTCGATCTGCTCCTGCAGCCGACGGTCGACGACGTTCGCCGCTTGGTCCAGACCACGCCCAAGCTCGCGCAGCCCGCTGCTGACATCAGGCGCGCGCTGGTAGACCGGTTTGAGTGGGGACCGCTGGGCGGTTGGCCCTTGGAGGGTAGGAACGCGGGGCATGGCTCACGGCCCCATGTTCGGACCGAACCCGGGAAGAGGCTTCACAATCGCGCCCCCATACGACTTCGGCGCCCCCTTGTACCGGTACCACTGGTCCGCGACCTGGGCCGCGCCCCCAAGGACCGACCCGACCGCTCCGAGGGTCCCTTGCCCCGCGGCAGCTCGCCCCTCGGCGACCGCCTGAGCGCCTTGCGTGCGGGCAGACCAGGCATCTCGGGCAGCGTTCCCGCGAACCGTGCGGACATCCTGTTCCCCGAAAAAGTCGGTCTGGTCGATCAGCTCCGCTGGGGTGCCTGCGGTCAGGTCGAGCCCGCGGGCAGCCATCGCCGCCCGTTGCCCGCCCCGCACTTGAGCAGCTTGTCGGCGGGCCGCGATCGCCTCGTCTTCGCCACGCCGAAGGGCATCCTGCGCGGCGTACTCCGACATGATCTGGTTGTTGCGACCGACCTGCTTGGCGACCTGACCCTGCTGGTACTGGCCGACTGCGCTCATGGCGGTAGAGGCCGCAGCCAGCACCATCATCGTTGTAGGCTCGCACATGTCAGACACCCATCTCGAAGATCAGAAAAGGCTCGCCCGTCTTCGGGGCGGCGATCGCGTGCGGGCGAAAACGGAACCCGAGCCGGCGGAGCCACCTGACGTGCAACGTATTCTTGGCGTGCACCACGTTCATCAGCCGAGGATAGGCATCGAGCATCGCGCGAGTGTACGCCGGCCCTACTGCCACGAGGGCACGGGCATGCTTCGATACCCTATCGGTCCCGAGCATCCAGGGCGCACCGACCGGAGCCAGCACGGACTCGACCAAAGGGGCGACCCCCAGTAACGCGACCAGGCCTTCATCGTCCCAGACCGCGGCAGCAAGGGTGGACCGCTCCACCCCGGTGCGGAGTGCGTCCGAGGGCGATACCCCAGCTGCCGCGAGCTCGTCCAAATCCGCTTGCCGGAGCGTGCACGCGAGAGCCTCCGCATCGGCCAAGGTCGGCCGCTTGAAGTCAACCGCCAGGCGCGACATCGAGGGCCAGCGACAGGATGAAGAGATTGACCGGGTCCGACTGCTCGATGCAAACAGCCCCCTCCGCGTTCCAGTCGCCGAGGACCTCAAACCGCAGCTCTTCAGTCAGCAGAGCAGGAGCAGCCCCGAAGGCGTCTCCGTCGGCCCGATTCAGGTACTCCGTCAGCCGGTCGAAAGAGGGCCCGGCCTTCAGCCAGCCCGTGTCGGCGACACGCACCATCACTGCATTGACGTTCTTGGTCGAACCTTGCCCACCAGCGGGCGCGGACTCGAAATGAATCGGAAGGGTCTTCACCCGCGCGGTTGAAGCCAGCCCGACATGAACAACTGACGCTTCAGCTTCCAGTTCGATCGCACCCGAAGTCACGGTGCGAACAGGGTGCACGCCCTCGTCGGCAAGCACCTGAACTTCGCGGCCTTCCAGATACTGCAGCCCAGACAGCGTCGTCACCGGGACGCCCTCATAGGTAGCCCCTGCATCGACGAAGAAGGAAGCATCAGGAGCCCCCGGCCCCATCGACCCCATCCGCTCGATGAACCGAACAGTCCGGCCCCCAACAGTCCGGCGCACAACCAGATAGAGCACATCCTCTTGCTCTTCTGGCACTACGCAAACCGACTCGACCACCCCATCCGTTGTGTGGAGGTGCCAAGCGTAGATCTGGTGCTCAGGCACATATGTCAGCCCCAGCAGCACGCCGTCGTTTCGCGCTGCCCACAGGATGGTGTAAGGCGCCTGCATATAGGCAAGATCGAGGATCTCGTAACCGTCAAACAGGTGGGGCGCCATCAGCGACAAGTCCAACGACGCGAACGTGTTCGTCTGCCAGTTGTAGGCCAATTCCCGCACGTGCGCGCCCCTCGCCTGCGCATACAGCACAGCCGCCCCTGTCGTCACCGGTTGGGCCGCTGCGACCCCGGTGTACCCCTGCGGCTTCACGCTGAGGGTCGTCGGCGAGATGGCAGGGCCCCCTTCCGCGAAGATCCGGAACTCACCCCCGCTCGTCAACGCCAGCAGGTCGATCAGAGGCACCAGGTGACGAACGGTGTTGTGCTGGCGGCTGCGTACACGTAGCTGAAGGGCGTCATCGTCCTGGGCCGGGATCGACGACGTGAGGTTGCTGCTGGTCCCCGTTCGGGTGCCCCAGACCGACTGAGGGTCATCCGAAGTCCCGCCGAACCAGCGGCGCTGCTCATGGAAGACGACCGCGGCGGGGTAGTCCCCCTCGCCCGTGTTCAGCGAGATGAAGCTGTCTGGCGGTGGCCGGGTCGTGTCCGGCAGCACGTTGTCGTCGACGAGAGATAGCTCTGTCGTCTGGCCGATGAAACCGAATGCGCCGCCCCTCTTCTTATAGGCGTTGTAGCGGGCGGCGGCCGGCTCGGCCGACCACGAGACCGTGTTGTAGTTGCCGGCGATCGCGAGATTGTTGGCCACGGTCACAGAGGGGGACGGGAGCGACTCCGAAACACCATCAGCAGCAACGGAAGTGACGACATATTCCTGCGGACTCGGATTGGTCGCCGTCGGCGATGTCGGCGTGACCGTGAGCCCAGTGGGCGCGGCCAACGTGGGCGCGAACGAGACCGCCGTCAACGACCACGAGGCCGCACCGAGCCGGCGCAGCTCCATCGCGGAGAAGTCAGGATGGCAGAGGGTAACGATGTCGTTGTCCTGCGCGTAGGTAAGCCCAAAGAGGGCCGAGGCCGGATACGGGCTCGCAAGCACGTACAGCCGGGCCGCTACCGCTGCGTCCGTTGGCACTTCGATCGGGGTCCCAACAGGAGTGGTGAGCCAGAAGCTCGTGGCGGTGTCGACAACGATACGGCCCAACCTACCGGCGATGAAAGCGTCGTCCCCTGTCGACCACCCATGTGGGTCAACCATCGTGACATGGTTGCCCGTCACCGACGACACCAGCCGCTCGTTTTCCAGAATGGACTGCCCTTCGGAGTAGAACCGAATGTAGTAGTCGCCGAGCTCCAGCACAATCGATTGCCCGACCGCGAAGACGAACGGGATGAGACGCACGGGGGCACCACCGACGCGGGCTTCGTTCACGTACCGGAATCCAGGGCGTCGACGCAAAGGGCCGTGCGGGAGCACGATCATGTTCTCGGCGATCTCGACTCCGGTCTGGTGCTTCGTGAGATCGACACGACCGAACAGCTCAGGCGCGATCACCCCGCCGGCAAAGGAACGGCGAAAGGTATTGGCTGTCACCGACGGGCCAGCACGGCCGCCGGAACCGTGTTCCAGCCGAGCTGCTCCTTGTTCGCATTCACCACAAGGGCGTTCTCCGCTGCCCTCGCGGCTTCCTCATGAAGTGAAGCGCGAATCGAAAGCCCTTCACGGCCCTTGATGACCGCCCCGGCGAGATAACCAGCCAGCAGCTTTGCCAACGCCGCCCCAAACGCCGGCGAGAACGCTGCAGTGTCAACCACGTCGGCGGTGTAGAGCAACTCCGCCTCCGGCTGGTTCGTGTGCAGCGTGCTGCCTTCGGTGACGAAGGATGCGCCCTCCCCGATTTCCGGCTCATCGGTCGTCTCATCAAACACGGACGAGAGAACGCCGGTCAGCTCAACCCGCAATGCGCGAACGCAGTCCGACGGGAGCGCATAGCTGTAGTCCCACCCGCCAGCAGCTTCCGGCAACAGCGCAAGCTGCGCCCGGCGAAGCGCGAACCTCCACGGGTGCTCCAGCATCTCCCGCCTGGCGACCGGATACAGCCGCGCGCATAGACCAGCGAGAACGGACCCGTCCGGAGGATCCATGGCCGCGATCTGGGCCGCCCCGATATGGGCCAGCGCGATGTTGCAAATTCCAGTGGGCGTCGCCACGGGTCCTCCTGAGAAAAAGGCCCGCGCGAGGCGGGCCGTGTACCGTAACTCCGCTGGTCAGGCGATCTCGTCGGCGTCGACCGGGGGCGCCCCAAGCTGGCGGCGCCGTCCCTTCTTCCGCCCGTCCGCGGGCTCCGCGGGCCCCGCGGGTTCCGCGGGCCCCGCGGGTTCCGCGGGCCCCGCGGGTTCCGCGGGCTCCTCGGCAGGGGCCGGGTCCGACCACCCCTCCACCGGGTAGCCCTCGTACACGTCGAACAGCTGCCCTGGGCGAATGGCGTCGCAAAGGCCTTCCGGGGTCACCGGGTAGTACGCGAGCACCCGCGCGATAGCGCGGCCAACGACCGCGGCCATCGCTTACTTCACCGACGGGACAGTCGTCGGGGCCGGCACGCCAGCCTCGATGCCCTTCGCCGCGAAGGCGTTGGCGGTCCCGGCCGTCATCGTGCCGACGATGATGTAGGCGACCCGGATGTACCGCTTCAGGCCTTGCGGGAGCGGACCCTTGAACAGGTTCGCTCGGGCGGTAGCGCTGGCGGTCGCGGTCGCGGGCGCCAGCGGGATCGTCACCAGCCCGGAGCTGAAGGCGGAGTCGGTCGCGGTCTGGACCGCCGGCTGGACGGAGGTGCCGCCAGCAAAGGCGGTCCCGCCCACATCGATTTGCAGTTGCAGCGGCTCGCCAACCCCCACGTCCACGGCAGCGCCGGTGTCGTAGTAGTTGGTCGACACCACCGTACCCGCGCCGGTGACCGTTTGGTTGCTGCTGAACCGCAGCTGAGAGTCGAGAATTGCCATGGTGTTGCCCTCGATCAGGAGACTTGGGTTTCCGCCTCGGAGATCCCGTCCACGGTGCGGACAGGGATCCCGAAGAAGTTCAGGTCGGCATCGACACCGCCCGGCTTGACAGCGCCGAACTGGTTCGCCGACGGCGCGATCGCCAGTGCGGACGTGCTCGACTTGTCCAGCGCCATCTTCTGGAGCGAGGCCTTGACCTTCCGGCTCGCGTAGAAGACCGGCTTGCCCTTGCCCATGAACGGGATGGTGTTCATCGCATCCATCATCAGGTAGATGATGTTGGTCGCAGCGGTGAGCGCCTGGGTTCCGCTCCGGGCGGCCAAGGCCACCAGATCGATGTTGCAGATCCGGACCGCGTAGCGCCAGTCACGGACCGACAGCCCGCACTTCCACTTCCAGATGTCGGCCAGCGCGCGGTAGCGGTTGTTGCTCCCGTCGAACGCGTCGATCTCGCCCAGATCCTTGTGCTCGATCCCGGCCTTGGTCCCCTTCGGGAAGATCCCGTGGACCGTGTCGGTGCCCCACAGGACCAGCCACACCGAAGTGAGGTTGGTGGCCCCGCCGGCAGAGATGACGTTCCGGCTGTTGTTGGCGCCAGACAGCGCCGAGTAGCGCGGCGTGAGCCCGTACGGCCGTTCCGGGTTGATCGACGGCGAGTTGTAGAGGATCGCCTCGATCATCGACTGGTTCATCGCCTCCAAGAAGGCCTGGGCCTCTTGCAGGCGGAAGGCGCTCTCGTTCCCGTTCAGGCGGGCGAGATCGACATCGACTTCGGACCTCGCTTCCAGCATCCCGCACGACTCGTCGACCTGCGCACGGGTCGACTTGCTGGCCGGGACGCCCTGGTACAGCTCGCGCCACACGACCGTCGGGAGTCCGGTGCGGACCGTGGTCCGGTGGCCGGTCGGGAGGTTGCCCTCGATCCAGGGCATGTCGCCCAGAAGGGCGTTGGTTTCGTTCAGGAGCTCGACGACGGTGGCGGTCTTGCCGTCCGGGTCGAGCGACTTGGCAAAGTCCAGCAGCGTGACAGCGCCGGACACGTTCGGGAGTGCAGCCATGGTTTGACCTCAATCAGTGGGTAGAGGCGCCGTAGAGAACGGCAGCCGGGTCACGGCGGGCGGTACTGGCCGCGCCGCGATCGCCAGAAGGGATGAAGGCGTCTTCCGACAGTGCCTTCGCGATCTTGTGAAAGGTCCGGACAGCGGCCGGATGGTTGGCAAGCCCGGTCTCGTTCAGGAGGGAGACCAGGTCCGGCTCGCCAAAGGTCTCAATGACCTTGCGAACAGCGGCGACAGCCTCCGGCTTCCCGAGTACGGGGTCTGCCAGAACTTCCTCTTTCCACCGATTCGAGGTTTCGGCCAGGGCGGCCCGCTGGTCAGCGATGGACTTGACGTACATCCCCAGCAGTTCCTCCGCAGCTTCCTTCGGAATCGCGCGGGCCTTGACGAACTCGTTGAGCTGAGCGAGCCTGGCCGTGTCGACCTCGACGCCTTCCGGCAGATCCTTCGGCGCCTCCAGCACGTATGCCTCCGGTTCGGTGGCGGCCGGCTCGGTCGGCGCGGGCGTGGCGGGTGCGGCAGCCGGCGCGGTGGCGGCAGGCTCGGTCGGCGCGGGCGTGGCGGGTGCGGCAGCCGGCGCAGACGGGTCAGTCTCGGTTTGCATAGTTCCTCAACAGATCGAAATAAGCATCAGGCGCGTGCTCAGTCAGCTCCCCGACAAGCCAGTAGCCGATCATCTTGCGCCCTTCGTTCATCGCCATCACCTGACCGCTGGTATGAAAAGCGGTGCGGTGCACCGCCGTTTCCTCCAGCAGCCTCGCGATGAAACGATGTCCTTGCGGGTGCGACATCAGCCACCGAAGGTCCGCTGCGTCCTGCTCCTGCTGCAGCCGCCTTCGGGCTTCATCCTTGGCGTTCTGCCGCTCTCGGCTATCTGCGTCGGCGATCGGGTCACGAGACATGCGGAAGCATCATAACCAGCCCTGGTTCGCAGGTGGGCACAACCTGTCATCTCTCCAGGACCCGCGCCGCACCATAGCAGCCGATGTGGCCTTTGCTCTGCTTGCCTTCGATGTCGCGGCTGTAGCCGAGGTCGGCGCCTTGGGTCAGGAGGGGCGATCCAGAAAGCGGCGCATACGATTGCGCGAGCTGCGGCGCAGACACCACGTCGTTTGCCGTATTGTTGTTGAAGCCACCGGCATCGTCCAGATTGACGTAATTCTGACCACACTGGACAAAGGCGTTGTACTCGGGCGCGGTGATTGTCGCAGCGTCTGGGGCAAGCGCCTGTATGACTAACGCAGCGCCAAGATTCACGAACAGATTATTGCGCACTAGATTCGAGTTCACGGCAGCCGCCTGAAGCGTCGGAGCATACGCATATCGGATGCCGCTCTCCGAGTCCGTCTGGCTAAGGCCAACGACCGTGTTATTGTGGACGTTGTTGTCTTCGCAATGCGGCGCACCGGCCGCAATACTGTAGAACGTCATACTGATGCCGTGTCGCGTATCCACGATTAGATTATGGTGCACGTGAACATTGACAGCGGACACTAGATTGACGCCCGGCGAGTCCTGCGCCGCTTTGGCATTCCTGATATTGTTGCCCGCAATTTCGCCGTCGTAGCAGTGATGCGGCGCGTCCGTCACGGAATCGCGCATGACATCTATATCAATGCCATGCCCATCAAAGCCCGTTAATGCGCTGAACACGTCCTCAATATGGTTGCGTTTTACTTGGAAGGCATTGCACCCATATAGACCGATAGCCTGCCCATTGATCCCGCGGCTAATGTCACGAAGGTTGTTGTCGTTTATCGATAGCCCCGATACGCAATCAATCTCTATCCCCTTGCCTTGCACGTTTCGAAGCACATTGGAGCAAACGCACACATTCGTTGCCGTTGCGCCTACGCTCAATGTCGTGCGCATCAGGAAAATGCCCGCTCCATTACTCCATGCCGCGTTCCATGTTCCACCCTTATCAATACCAGTCCCGTCGATAAGGTTATTGCGTATCACAACATTGCTTAACACGCCCGCTGCCGCGCTGGCGTTTAGCAAGAATGCGTGGCGGCCATTGCTTGTCCACTCATTACCATAGACAACTAGCCCCGTAATGTCGCCAGCCGCCGCCTGGACAAGTGCGACGGAATCATAGAAGGAGTCGTCGAACTTGTTTTGGCAGAACTCAATATCAGCGCCATAGATGCCGGCCGTGCCGGCGATGTGGTTGACCGCGCTATCGCGCACTGTTGCCGTTAACTGGCAGCGACGAACTTTAAGTCCCGAGTAATCACCGGCCGCAAGCGAAACAATCGGGGCTGCCGAGCCGCTGAGTCCAGTATTGAGGACAATCCCATCCAGCTCTATATACTGCCGCGGCGACGAGAAGATGACCGCACTGCGCGCACTACTTCTTGTAATACTCGCGCCGAGTGTCGGATGCGCCGCATAGGTGATGGGCGAGCCCGGCGCACCGGAGGCCGGCGGGACGATCGAAGACGTGAAGTCGCCCATCAGTACATACGTATTTCCGGCGCTCGCGTTCGTGTTGAGCCATGAAATAGAATACGGCTGCGCCTCCGTTCCGGTCGGGCTAGCGTGCCCGGTCTGCGAAATGTAGATCATCGCCATCACTCCACCATCACGTCGATAGTGCAAGTCCCCGCGATGACCACATGACAACCCGTCGAATTCAACCGCCGGCCGCCTGTGCCCACCCCCGGCGTAGCGTGGTCGCCATCCCAGTAGTAGGTGCCGGTCGAGATATTGGCGACCGTCATGATCGGCGTACCCGTTGCGCTCGTGGCATCGTAGATCGTCACGTCGGCCGTGCCGCCTGTCTCGGCACGCACCACGAACCCACGGAACTCGCAGGCGCCGGTGAATGCCGTCCCGGTCGCCGTCAGTGGGACAACGGCTACCGCTTCGGATAGGGCAGCAACAGCCCCGTCCGGCGCCAGCAGCGCGGTCCCCCCGGAGTCCCAGTTGGCGGTCATCACCTCCCGCCCCCGAGCGTCGATGAACCCAACATGCTCACCGGTGTCAGCATCGTAAAGGTCCGCGGATTCGCCCCTTATCAAAACGCGTGTCATCTCACACCTCCGTCGCGCTCGGGCTGCTGTAGCCTTGGAACATGTTCAGCACATCCGCCATGTTGCGGGTGTCGATCTCGCTGGCGGCTTTGGTCGCCTGGGCAGCGGCAGGGAGGGCCGCGGCGGCCTGCTGGGCCTGCTGGGCCTGCTGGCGGGCAGCCCTGATCTCCGCGACCTTGTCGTCCGGCACGATGATCCTCGGGTTCACCCCGAACATCTCGGCGTACTCGTCGACTACCTGGTCGAGATCGATCTTGTCGACCACATCCGGCCGCAGCTGGGCGAGGGACCCAACCGTTCCAAGCAAACGGTCAGACCCCGCGGCCGCAACAGCCCTCTGCGCCTGCGCGAGCACGCTCACGAACTCGATGTCGAGGTCGACCCCTTCCAGCTCCGGGGGCGGAGGTGGCAGTGCCCCGACCGACTCCAGCCTCGTGAACGTCAGCTCGACCAGTGGTTCCAGCAACTCGAAGTGAAGCCGCTCCAGCACCGGCCCCAGCATCAGCATCTTCTCTTCGTGTCGTTCCGCGATTTCGGTAGCGGTGATCCCACTGCGGCGATCGTCCACCAGCATCTGGAACAGGTCTTCGTAGAAGCTGCTGCGGATCCGCTGGCGGACATCCTCGATGTCCTCCTTCAGGTCCCGCAACGGGAGGTTCACTTCCCATGCGGATCGGATCCCGGCCGTTGTGGCCGTCGAGGGCACGTACATCGTGCCACCCGGCAACCGGGACGACTGCTTCTCCTGGTACCCGACCGGGACCTGCAGCGGTGGGTTCACCTGGTAGTCGATCGCCTGCGACTTGCGGGTCTGCTCGAACTGCAACTGCTTCACGTCGCCGATGCACTCCATCGCTGGCGAGTGCCCGTACACGTCGTTCCCCTCGACCTCCCACCGGGGTGCGAGCACCGGGAACCGCTCGAACCCGGACTCGGACAAGAGGGTGTCCCCCTCCCCGTTGGGCTCGAAGTAGCAGCTCGCAAACGGCATGTTGATCGAGTCCCGTTTCCGGGGGTCGCGCTCTTCCCGGGGCTCGATGAAGTGGATCACGTCGACCCACTCGTCGAACCGGTTGCGGTCGAGCAAGTTGCGCACTGCAGTGCTCAAGCGGTCGCGGGGGAACCGCTTCGCGAGTTGGCCTGTCGTCATCCGCAACTGCCGCACTACAGCGGAAACCCGCCCAATGTCGTCGGTTGCGAGCGCGTACTCGCCCCAAAGCATCGGGTGGTTGTGGATCACGTTGTCGAAGTTCGGGGCGACGAAGAAGGCGGCAGTGCCAAAGGCGCCGAGGCCGCCGTAGATTTGGTGCAGCGTGTTGTAGGTGTTCGACTTCGCGAATACGCGCTGGATCAGCGAAGTCGTGTCGTGCAGCCACTGCTTGACCGGCTTGTACTCGGTCAGATCCTTGTCCGGCAGGGTCGTTCTGAACCAAGGGCGGGCCGGACTGGTCATCCCCGACATCATCCCGGCCGCGAGCGTGCGGTTCGCCCGCCTGGCAGCGTTGTCGAGAATCGACAAGTCCTTCCGTGTGCCCTGGTTCGTCTCCGTGGTCTGGAGTCTGATACCGTCCGGACGGACATACTTGGCGATGTCGGCGCAGCGGGTATCCCAGCTGGACCGTTCAGCCCACAGCCGGGTTTTTCGCTCCATCATCCGGGTGCGAGGAGCAGCCACGTCAGCCCCCGAGGATAGTGTTGCCGCCAGTGGTCAGCGCGCTGTTCGCGATGCCGGAAGGGGAGGTCAGGATCGAGCCCCCGCCCATCAACCCTCCCGCCTGCCGTCGTGCACGACGTTCTGCGAGGGTGTCAGGCTCTTTCGCATCCTGCGGGGGCGGCGCCGGTTTCGGAATCTTCGGGGTCGAGATGCACACGGTCATGCTCCCTGGTTCGAGTAGTCGGGGAGATCGGTCGCCCCACCCTTGCGCTTCGAGGTGCCGGTCAGGATCGGTGTCTGGCCCCCGGCCGAGGGCGGCCTCCGCGGTCGGCCCGTCAGTACCCCGGCAGCGACAGACGCGGGCGCGCCAGAAGCGGAAGGAAGCGATGCCCCGATGCTGGTTGACGAGGCGCCCGCCAGCGTGCGAGAGGTGTTGCCGGAGAACGAGCACATACGCGGATTCTGCCTTCTCGTTACCGGTGGGTGGGCACGTCAGAACCCCTTCAGGACATCGTAGCCGGCCGGGTGCGTCCGTGTCCGTGCCTGCTCCATCCCGTGGATCGGGTCGTACCCGATCACGTTGGCGCGTGAGTTGGCGGCATTGAGCCACTTCCGCTTTGGCACTTCCATTGCCGCCAGCAAAACGGCGCTGGCACGGTCGGGAGACCGCCCAATACGATCCACGATTTCCTCCCGGCTCTCGACCTTGATCTTCCGACCCTCGATCTTCCAGCGGGGGGCGGTAAGTTCCGCCAACAGGTCCGTATCTGGGGGCAGCTCGACCCCTGTGTCGGCGTCCGGGTCGAGCAGTTCACGCATCCGCCACCACAGCTCGCTCCTGACGTTCGAGAACCCCAACCCCCCGGCCTTGATGGTCCCGTTAGTGGCTTCGGCGACGTTGACCCCGAGCACCTGCACGTTCGCCTGCATCAAGAAGTCATACGGGCTCGCGCCGACCCCGATCACGTCAATGTTCACAGGGGCGTCATCCCTCCGGTGAGCAAGCACGTGGGCCATCACTTTCGGGCCCGTGTTGGTGTCGATCCCGTGCAGGGGCTTGAGGTGATCGAACCACCAGTCGTGGTCTCGTGTCCGGTGCCGGTTGGAGACCTGGGTCGAGTCCTTCCCCCCGCGGGCTACATCAACCCCTTGCTGGAGCATTTCACCCTTCGGCGATCGGTCCTTCCACCGTGCTTGGGCTTGCTCGACCCAGCGGGTCGGTATCACCTGCCAGGGGTCGTCCTCGACCCCGGCCATGAAGTCCCCCTTCAGCATTTGGCTGCGGAGGGGCTCAGGAAGTGCCTGTAGCGTCGAGATATACCCACTCGCCACGTAGTAGGGATTGTCGGTCACCTTCGACGGAATGAAGGTCCTGGATTTCGGCACGATGATGTCTTCGGGCTTGTGTTCAAGGGGGTCGAACTCGTAGGTCGGTTTGTCGTTGACCAGCACGAACGGGTCGCCACGATCAAGCCACATGTCCGTCGTGCCGCCCTTTCCGTCCGGCAGCATCGCGGCATACCGGATCACCCCCGCCGGAGTTGGGAACAGTGGATGCTTTCTGTCGATCCAGGGGCCAAAAAACGAGATCACCCACCGACCCTCGTTCGTGGTCGGGGGGTTGAACGTCATCAGCACCCTCGGGCGGACAGATGGGTCCGGGCTCCGGTTCCACCCCATCACGAACCGGACCTGATGTTCCCTTTGCTCGGTCACCTCATCGAATACCTTCAGGTCGTGGGGGCGGCCCTGCCACCGGCGCTCGTCGCCGGGGTTGTCCAACCCGGCCAGCTCCAGTAACTGGTCAGGCCCTAGCTTCCACGCGCCTTTTTGACTGTTGTAGCCGGCCGTGTTGCCGAGTACTTCCGTCATCCGTTGGACAATCCCTTCGGTCTGGGCTTTCTCCCGCCTGACGACTAGGCTTCGGCGGTGCCTCGTGAGCACAAGGCCAACCGCAAGGTCGGTCTTCCCCCCGCCGGCCGCTCCCCCGAACCCGATGATGTCGGCCTCGGCCTCGTAGGCCTGTTGCTGGGGGCCCGGCAGCGGGCGCCACCGAACCTCGGCCAGGTCTTTCGCGACAAGGCCATCAAGCTCTTCCAGTTCCTCTTCGGTGAGGTAGGCCGAGAGCGATTTGATCTCGTCGGCGTTCACGCGGTCCGCACCCAGAAGTAGACCGCCTTGTATGGCTGCAAGACCGAGATCTCTGTCGCATTCGCATCTTGCAGCGGGAACGTGGCGGCGACCCCGGCGGCCGCCAGGATCGAGGCGACCGCTGCGGCCGACCCCCCGACGACGGAGGAGGCAGCGACACCCGCGGCTGGGACGATAGCGGACCCGACCGAGCCCCCGACCAGGATCAGGCCAGAGGCCGCCCCGGCGGCCGCCAGGATCGCCGCTGCTGCGGTCGCCGACCCGGTGAGAGTAGACGCAGCGGCCAGGCCCGCCGCAGCTGTGATGCTCGCGCCGGAGGTCGCCGACCCGGTGAGGGTAGACGCCGCGGCCAGGCCCGCCGCGGCCGTGATACTCGATTCGGAGGTCGCCGACCCGGTGAGGGTAGACGCCGTGGCGGCGCCTGCGGCCGGCGCTATCGCGGCCTCTGACCCGCCAGCGGCCGACCCGGTGAGAGTAGACGCAGCGGCCAGGCCCGCCGCGGCTGTGACGCTCGATTCAGCGGTAGCCGACCCGGTGAGAGTAGACGCCGCGGCCAGGCCCGCCGCGGCTGTGACGCTCGCGCCGGAGGTCGCCGACCCGGTGAGAGTAGACGCAGCGGCCTGACCCGGCGCGGCCGTGATACTCGATTCAGCGGTAGCCGACCCGGTGAGGGTAGACGCAGCGGCCAGGCCCGCCGCGGCCGTGATACTCGATCCGGAGGCCGCTGCTGCCTGCGGAACGTAGATCCGACGATCCTCGAACAGCCTCAGCGGTGCGGCAGACAGCTCTGCCGCGGCAGCGTGGCCGATGTCGGTGCCCATCCACCCGACGAAGATCCCGAACGGAATCCCGATTGCGCCGGAACCGCTGGTGTAGTACCGCGCGCCGGTAGATGCAGCCCAGGACGTGTTGAGGGTCTCGTCCAGAATCTGCGCGCCGTTCGTGAAGACCTTTTGTCCACCATCCCACAGCCGGAACGTGAGCCCGAACTCCTGCCCAACCTCGACTGGAACCGCAACCACTCGGCTGTTCATTGTGTTGGCGATGAACCGCATCGTGAAGTCACTTTCACCATTAACCAGCAACGCCGGAATATAGGACGCCGTCAGCCACCGGAGCTGGGAATAGTGACCCGCGCCACACAGCGCAAGCCGCCGCGCGAGGATCAGCCCGGATGAGCGTTTGGTGTCTGTGTCGGTCGAGCTGTAATTTGCCAGATCGGTTGACTGCGCCACCAATCGGTATTGCAGTAGCCCCGGCCCGAAGTTCTGCCGCGGGGCGGTCCAATAGTCGCTCTTGATCTGCGTGCCGGCGACAAGATCGAAACAGCCGCCGTCGATCGTCGTGACGAGGCAGTAAGTCGGTCGCGGAAACCGGGTCGAGAGTTTGAGCGCCCACGGGTTGTCCGGGATGCTCACCCACGGCCGACGCAAGACAATCATGTCGGGATCAGGCCGCTACAGAGTGCGGACGCAGGGACGCAGAATTGCCGCTGGCCGCGAGAGCCACGCCTCCGCGATTTCGGAAGCCCAGCTTGTACTTGCCGTTCGGGAGGTCGACGCTGCGCAGCACCATCCGCTGCGCCTCGGTGGCCCCTGACGTGATCACCATGCCGACAAAGTAATTCAGATTCTCCTGCTCCGCCGTGGTGCCGTTGCCGGTCCAGTTCGGGTAGTTGGTACCGTCAGTTGACGGCACCAGATATACCTCGATCGCGGAGTCGGTCCCGGTGAACGCTGCCGACGCGAGCACGACCTCGATGTCGGCCATGAGGTACTTGTTCGTGCTGTTGTCGATCTCGTCAGACAGGTCGGTGTATTCGTCGTCGACCGCGGAATCCAGCGCCTGCCCGGATGTCCAGGCGATCGAAATCGCGGACGCGAGATAGCCACTTCGGGTCAGGTCTGCCATGGGTCACCTCAGAGCGCGAGCGCGGCGCTGATGTCCTCGGAAACCAGCTCACCCTCGAAGTCACGATCCAGCGCCGTCACGGTGTTGGTCGTCTTGCTGTTGCCGCCGAACAGCGCCTGGGCGCGGGTTGCCATTTCCGTCAGGCTTTCGAGCACCGGGATGCTGTCGGTGTTGCCCCAGATGTCCTGTGCCGCCTTGCGCATGGCATTGCGCCCGAAGTCGATCGGCGCGTTGTCCATCATCAGCCGCCATGCATCGCGCTTGCCGGCGGTCAGGCCGTCGAACTTGGCGACGTTGGTGGCCTCGAACAGCACGGTACGCTCCGCGGCATTCCTCCACGCCGCGATGGCGCTTGGTTGGTTGTACCAGCCGGCCATCAGCGTCGTTTGGCCGTTGGTGCGGTAGGCCACGAACTCAGGGTCCGTCTCCGCCGCGATGGCTGCGGCGAGGGCCGTCAGTTGGGCGTTCGTCAGCTGGCTCATGTCAGTCCTCGGTTGCGAGCGGGCCGGCGGTCAGCGTAGGGGTCACCCCGCTGCCGCACACGATACCCGGCGAGATCGAGCCCTTGTAGAGCAAAAGGCCAGCCCCCGAGGCGCTTGAGCCAATCCCCCAGTGGGTTGCCGTGCCGCTGCCCCCGGTCCCTGCCGGGAATACCACGTTCGCCGCCAGCGATATCTGGTTACCCGATACCGCGAAGCCGGCCCCGCTCCTTGCGACAGCGACCCGGGCGTAGCTGGTATACCCGATCTCGTTGGTCGTCTGGCTGCCGGCCTCGCCCGGGTCGGCCGTGTGGAGCGACATGTAGAGGCTGCCGGCGGTGGCGCTGGCCGGTAGGCCGGTGGCGTCCCCAATGTTGGCGATCGCATTGTTGAGAAAAATGTGGTTCAGCAGTGCGGTCTCGAACGAATTGGACTTACTCATGGGTCACCTCAGACGTAAACGATTTTAGCGCCACCCTCGATACCTACCGGGCTGAAATCAGCATCACCGGTATCAACCCCGACCAGTACCCGGCCGGCCGCGTATTTGGCCCAGGTCCCATACCCAAGAGTGGTCCCGGGATTCTCGTCGACATTGGTGATCACGATCGCCCCAACAGGATGCTGGGGCGCGACCGAGAACTGATCGGCCGGCCCCTGAGGGAGCGGGATCGGGGCGGCAGTGATGACCACGGGGTCAGACCAGATCCTGACGCTGCCGGGCAGCGTCAAGCAAGGCCGCGACCCGGGCAGCCCGGGTCGTGGCGTCGACCGCCACCGGGGCGCCGTCGGCCCCGGTCAGCTCGGTCCGCTCGGTCGCGAACAGCTTGCGCCTGCCTCGCAGCAGAAGGGCCAACAACGAGTCGCTGTAGACCTGCCGGTGCCCCACCACCGCCCCCTGCCAGAAAACCGGCTCGGCGACCCCGTGGACGGCTCTGGAGCGTGCTGTGGCCTCCAGGATGTCGGTGCTGTCCTCCAGCGCGTTGGCCCAGGCCTCCGCGAAGTCGGCACAGGTCCGGCGGCGGGAGTAGGCGGTCGTCGACGCGATGCCTGCAGCCGAGGCAGCCTCGCTGACGGTCGACCCACCGGCAAGCGCGGTGAGGAAGGGCTGGATCCAGGTCGGTGCGTCCATGGGCCGGGGATTATCCCCGCCCCGCTACCGCAGGTGGGCACGCCCCTTCCGCCACCGCACCACGATCGCAGTCAGGGCCAGCTCGGCATCGGTCGCTGGCTCGGGCCGCACCCCGGTCGCGTCGTTGCGCCGTTCGCCACGGGCGATCCTCGCGACGCACGAAAGCGATACCCCGTACCGTGCTGCGATCTGCCGCAACGGCATCGGGCGAAGTTCTACGATCTCGCGGGCCTGCTGATCGCTGACCTTTTTGCGCTTACTTGCCATTTTCAGCGTGTAGCCTATGTAGCCCTTGTAGCCCTTGAAAACCCTATTGTTGCCCTGGCGCTTTGTAAGTATTGTAACTTATTATCTTTTGCTAATTTACTACTACTACTCCCACCCTTTCTTACTAACTAGAGCTACAAGGGCTACAACGGCTACAGGGTTGATTTCATTGAGCTTTTTCGTTGCCCATCTGTGACCCCATAGCCCTTCTCCACCTCTTCCCTACACCCCCGCCCACCCTCACGTTGATTTTTACAAACCCCAGTTTCCGCAAGATTTTGCCTATCCGTAGCTCTTCACGTCGTCCGACCAGCCTAGGCTCTACCCCCAGGGCCCCTAGGGCTACATCGAGAAGGGCTACACCCTCGCCACGGGTGTCGGCCCGGTCCAGCCAACCTGCAATAATTTCCGTCCACGGGTCCCCGACTTTGTGCTCCGCGTGGACCTCAGCTGCAAGATTTTGCGCGTTCTCCCACTCAACCCCGCCGGCCAGGTACCGTGCGACCCCCTCCGCCCACAGCTGCTGCCGTTCCCTGACCACCTGCTCGACATCGATCTTGCCGACCTTGATCGGCAGCCACCGGCGCTCTCCGGTATCGTCGTCGAGGAACTCGGTGACGTTTCCGGTCCCGATCAGGACCACCCTTCTCGGGTACGCCCGGACGTGTTCCACGTATTTCGGGGTCCACTCCTCGACCCTCCGGCTGATCCAGGCCTTGATGCTTTCCGCGTCCCTGCTGGTCAGCCCCCTCAGCTCGGCGAGCTCCCCTACCAGCTTGCCCCTGAGCGCACGGGCGAGGTTGTCGTCCCGGTGGCTCAGGTCAACCTCGACGAAGGTGGACTCCTCCGGCGCGATCGCCTCCACCAGCCGGGTCTTTCCGGTCCCTTGACCGCCGATCAGGACCGGCACCATGTCGGCCTTGCACCCGGGCTTGATCGCCCTCCCCGCCAAGGCGGTCCAAAGGTAGGCGCTGACCGCCCTTGAATAGGGCCCGCCACCGCCCCCGGCTACCCGCTCGAAAAAGGTGTCGACACGGGCCACCCCGTCCCAACGGAGAGACTCGGCCCAGACGCCCGCGGTGTCGATCTCGGACTGCTCCGCCACCCTCCCAACCACATCCCGGACCAGTTCCTTCGGGGCGGAAGTGAACCCTCGGGCCTCCAGACGGCACCGGATGTCGACATAGTCGCCATCTGTCAGAGCCCGCCACGAGCCCCCACCCCAGTGGATCATCACCTGCCCCTTGAACGCGTCCAGGACCAGGTCGCACCCTATCAGGTCAGCACGGCCGACACAGGCCAGCGCGTTGGACACGGTCGCCTCGATCCGGCCTCTCTTGTCCCGGGTCATCACCGGCCAGTTCGCCCCTCCCCCACCTGGCGGCGGCACCACCGCGGAAGGGGCCGCGATGTCGATCGCCCCGGCCCCGGCCCCGCCCTCACCCCCGGCCCCCCGCCCCTCGGTCAGGTCGTCGAAATCGCCGGCGTAGTACCCGATCGCGGCATGCCACTCGGCATCACCGCGGCCGGCACAGTGGGCATGGAGACACCTCCAGTGCCCGACCGCGAAACCACCAACCCCGGCCGGGAAATAGGTCGTCCCGCTCGCCCCGGTATCGGTAGTGTGTTCGTGCTCCCAGGGGCACCTGACATGCACCCGACCGTCCCGGTCGTACTCGCGGACCCAGCCGTTCTCGTCCAACCACGGCACCAGAGGGTCCCCATGCATGTCAAGCTTCGAGCGCGGGATCGTGGGGTTGACCACCCGCCCGGCTACCTCGCTGATACCCTCGGCGAACGACTCCCGCAGGCCCTCCCAAAGGACCTCGAACTCGGCGACCGACAACGACGGGAAACCACCCTCCAGCCCTGCCCACTGGTAGCGGGCCCCGGACGGGTGGGTCCCGAACGCGACGAAGTGCTGGCCGTCGGCCAGGAACTCGATCGCCCCATGCCTCGTCCGCAGTATCCGTTTCGTCAGACCAGCCCCGGCCACCCGGACCCCGACCAGGCACTTCCCCGAGTTCGGTCGCGACCGGACCGGGACATCCCCCAGCACCATCTTGATCGCGGCCAGGACACGGCCCGACTCGACCGGGTCGTCGATGTCGATGTCGATCCCCCTGACCAACCTTGTCTGGATGCAGATCCCGAGCCGCTGGTCGGCCACCCACCTGGCGGTCTGCCTCGGTGTCGTCTTCTGGCGGGTCCACCCAGGGATCCCGACCACCATGCCGCTGGCTGCGACGTAGGAGGGGATCTTCCCGAGCGACTTCAGCTTGCTGTTGGGGTCGATCTCGAGCCCAGCTGCCGAGACCACCGGCAACAGATCCTCGGTCAGCCCCTGCTCACCGAGGAAAGCCCAGTCGCTCGGGTCGGCCCCTGCCGCCCGCTCCAGAGAGCCCCCCATGGCGCTACTCGATCACCGGGAACAGGCCAGCCTCCGCCTCGCCCTTGAGCACGTGCTTGGCGTAGGGGCAGACCGCACAGGCGGCGACCAGCTCGGTCCTCCTCACGATCGGCAACATACCCCCGCTCTCGGCATGGGCTGTCAGCGAGAACCGCTCGATCGCGGCCGCCAGCGCCACCTTCGGCTGCCTCTTGTAGTTGGCGTCCTCGCTCGCAGCCAAGTGCTCCAGGTACTGCGTCGAAGTCCCGGCAGCCTCCGCCATCCGCTCACGCTGGCCCCGATCGGCCAGCCTCAGCCACTTCCTCAACATCGTGCCCATGCGATCCTCCGGTCTGGGGCGGCGATTTTAGCGCCATGCTAAAAGTCGAAAGACCAAGCGTTTTACTCGGTCTTTAGCTTTTGCTACACTGCATCCGCCCCTTCCGAAACCCTGAACAGGAGAGCGTCATGCCCCAAGTCCTCACCGCCCCCATCGATCTCGGCCGCTCGAACCTCCCCACCTTGGCTGACCGCCTCGGCGTCCTGCTCGGGGCCGCGTCCGACATCAACAACGAGATCAGCGCGATCAAGACGATCCTGAAAGGGTCGCTCCCGACCGGGTCCGCGGTCGAAGGCCAGCTCTTCCGGGCCACGATCGCGTCCGGGTCCCGGCTGGTCCTCGACAAGGCCCTCGTCATCCAGTTCCTGCAGGAGCAGTACGGGCTCCGGATGGATGATCAGGAGTTCCAGCTCACCTTCTGCAAGCCGGTCGAGTCGGTTTCGGTCCGTTGCAGCGCCCGGTAGGAGATCAAGATGGCGACCAAGTACGAGCTGACCAGCGAGACCCTTGAACTCAACGGTCACACTCTTCACCGGATCCGGGCGGTCCGGTCCTTCGGCGAGATTGTCGAAGGAACCCTCGGGGGCTGGATCGAGAACGAGGGCAACCTCAGCCACGAGGGTACTGCCTGGGTCACCGACGACGCCCGGGTCTCCGGCCGCGCCTGGGTCACCGACGACGCCTGGGTCTTCGGCAACGCCTTGGTCTCCGACGACGCCTTGGTCTCCGGCCGCGCCCGGGTCTCCGGCAACGCCTTGGTCTCCGGCCGCGCCCGGGTCTCCGACGACGCCTTGGTCTCCGGCCGCGCCTGGGTCACCGACGACGCCTGGGTCTTCGGCAACGCCTTGGTCTCCGGCAACGCCTTGGTCTCCGGCCGCGCCCGGGTCTCCGGCCGCGCCTGGGTCACCGACGACGCCCGGGTCTCCGGCCGCGCCTGGGTCACCGACGACGCCTGGGTCTTCGGCAACGCCCGGGTCTTCGGCAACGCCCGGGTCTCCGGAGACGACTGGATCTCCGGCGACGCCCAAGTCAACAGCTAGGAGCGCGGCATGGCGATCAGATACCTGAAAAACACCTCCCTTGAGGCGTGGCGGGCGGAGGTCAGGCGCCAGTGGCCGACCGCCTACTTCTCCGGCGTCTTCCGCCAGTCGCAGACAGACTCGGAAACCGCCAGGGCGGGGCCGACCAGCCAGCAGTTTGTCGGGTGCTGGGTCAAAACCCCGTACGAGGTGTCCGCTTTCGTGAGCGTCAAAGACCCCGCGCTTCCGTAGGTCTTTAGCTTTTGCTACACCGCAGCTACCGTAACCGCAACAGGAGAGCCACATGACCACCATCGCAGGAACCGCGGCCGCTTTCGCCGCTGGAAAGTCTGCCAAGTGCCATAACGCGACCACCGACGGGGTCCGTTACCTGCTTCACGGACACCCGATCGCGGAATGGGTAAGCCCCGGGTGCCGGGACCAGCTGAAGCTCGACTGGTGCGGCTACTACACCGTGACCACGGCCAACCACATGAACAAGATCTTGACCGCCTGCGGCATCGATACCCGGGTCTCACGCAAATTGGCCCGCACCGGCGAGGATCCGCGCCAGCCCCTCTTCTGCCTCTGACCCCACCGGCAAGGGCAACCAGCCTTTGCCGGTGCAGTCCGCACCTATCAGGAGTTTCGCATGCACCCCACGAAGTACTATCAGGGCCACCACCCCGATGGATCAAGCATCCAGAACCACAGTGCCGGCCCCCTCTACCCGTTCGTCATCCAGGTCCGGGACAACCCCGCCGGCGGGTATTTCTGGGAACTGATCGGCCCGGGGCTCGACCGCGCGATCAGGTTCGGCAGGTCCGAGGACGCCTCCAGAGCCGCCGAGCGGCTGCTCGCGGTCCGGGACCACGAGGACGCATGGGCGTTCGAGCTGGAACGGGTGGTCCACGTCGGAGGGGTCAAGCTCTCTTCCGTCCAGCAGAGCATCCCGGCGGTTTGCGACAGGATCGCCCGGGGGGAGAGCAAATGGGCTTACATGACTCGGTCCGCCAGGGTCGCGGTCCTGATGGAGCTTGCCCGCCGGCGGCTGGAACTGCCGACCCCGGCCGGGCTGCTCAGCTACTCCGCGTTCGCCGACTACGCCGCCCGGGAGGTCGCATGAGGCCGGCCTTCCTCCAGCGGCTCGACCCCCGCGAAAAAGCCATCCGGCAGGCGGAAGCTGAACTGATCCGGGCAGACCGGGCAGTGTTCGAGCACAGGTACCTGCTCGACTGCGCGCTGGCGAAAGTCAGCACGCTGATCAGCTTGATCGAGCAACTCAAGGAGCGCAAGCCGTGATCGACCTTGTCGCCACCCGCGCCCGCGACCCGCAAACGCGCCGTTGCGCGGCCTTGCTTGCCAGTGTCATCGCGGCCGCGATCAAGGACGCCGCGACCCCGCCCTCGAAAGCGGAGCAACGGGCATGGATGAACTCGAACCCGCTTGCGCTGGATTCGATCCACTTCCTGTTCGCAAAGAACTCGAAGTTCGACCTCTACGCGACGATGCTTGGGCTCGAGCCCGAGGCCATCCGTCACGCCCTGCTGACGACCCCGATCGACGAACTGCCGGCCGGCAATACCGCCCTCTATTCGCAGTACAGTGCCCGAGCGATCCGGTGGCGCATGCGGGCTTCGATGCCGGCCCCCTTGGACGACATCCCCGCGTGGGTCGATTCACGGGCCAGGAAGCACTGACATGAGGCCGATCAACACCGCCGGTCGATGGCTGGTCGCAAAAGCAAGGCGCCAGCTCCGCGAGGTCGGCCCCTACCAGGCCGCCCGCAACCTCAGGAAGCAGGGGGTCCCGTTCGGACTCGCCGTCCGGATTTTGCTGGGCAAGCGCCCCCGCATTTGATACACTGCAGCCCTCACCGAAAGCTAATCGTGCTTGACCTCAACCAACTGGCAAACCACTTTGCCAAACAGGGCCGTTTCGTGGTGATCACCTACACAAACGACCAGGTGACCGCGATCGAGTCCTTCCCCGACGTGAACATGGACGCGGTCGCCGACGAGATCAACCTCCGTGCCCCCGTTCCCGGGGTGCGCCACCGCGTGGTCGCGCCCCACACCCCGCCGGCCAATACCGGCCCTTACCTGCTCGACTCCAACGAGGACTGAACATGCCCGTGACCGTTACCCTCACGTTCGACACCATCGACGCCGCCATCGCCTACCTGACCGGCGCCAAGAAGGACCAGCCGCCGGGAAAGCGCTCCGGTGCGAGCCCTGCCCCTTCCCCGCATACTGTGGTGCAACCCATCTCCGACCAGCCCGCTGCGCCCGAGAAGAGCACCGCGCCCACGGAACCCCCGCCGCCCACGGCCCCGGCTGCGGATGTGCCCTATGCGGACCTCCAGAAGGCGGTCCTGGCGCTTCACAAGCGTGATCCGAGCGCGACGGTGGCGGTCGCCAAGTCGCTGGGCGTGAAGACGTTCAAGGAGCTCCCGGCCGAGCGCTGGGGCGAGGCGAAAGCGGCCGTCGAGAAGGCCGCTGCCGCCCTCGATACCGAGCTTGCCTGACCATGGCGCACGCCCTCTTCGGCGCCAGCGCCGCGCACCGCTGGCTGGCCTGCCCGGGCAGCCTGGCCCTCGCGGCCGCCTGCAGGGGTGTCGGCTCCCTCCCGCAGTCGCCCCATGCGGCGGAAGGAACCATTGCCCACCTGTTGTTCGAGTCGGCCATGCTCGGCACCCGCGAACCTCGCGAGTGGCTCGGCGAAGAGCACGCATCCGACAACCACGTGATCAAGGTCGATTTCGAGCTGGTCTCGGCGGTCGAACAGGCGGCCCAATGGGCCCGCCGGCTGACCGAAGGGGCGCTTTCGGTTTCGGCCGAGACTCGGGTCTACTACGGCGACTGGCTCGGGGTCCCCGACGACGAGGCTTTCGGGACTGCAGACCTGATCGCGATCGTCGGGGACGAGCTCCAGGTGCACGACTACAAGCACGGCCGGGGTGTGCCTGTCAAACCCGACAACAACCCCCAGCTGATGCTGTACGCCGGCGGTGCGCTCCCGGCCGCCCAGGCGATCGCCGAGATCAGCCGGGTCCGACTGGTGATCCACCAGCCCCGGGTCAACGGCGGCCCGCTGGAGTGGACGACAACTCCAGCAGAACTGGAGCAATGGCTGCACGGGGAAGCCCGCAGCGGGGCCGCCAGCGTGCGCAACGCTGTCACGCTGCTGAGAGGCGGGACACCCGACTGGGACGACATCTTTCTGCGGACCGGCGACCACTGCCGCTGGTGCCAGGCCAAGGCAGTCTGCCCAACCCTGCGAGACGAGGTGGCGACCGATGTCTGGGGCGCCGGCCCGGCCGCTCCCGCCGAGTTTGACCTGCTCGGCGAGCCGGTCCGTGCTTCCCACTCCGACCAGGAGTGGGTAGCCAAGATCGTGCCGAAACTCGACCTGATCGAGAGCTGGTGCCGCGACGTGAGGGGGATGGCGCTGGTCTTCGCGGAGGAAGGGACACTGCCCGGCTACAAGATCGTCCAAGGGCGCCGCGGTGCAAGGGCGTGGGCCGATCCAACCGAGGCGGAGAAGCTGCTTCGGACGGTCTTCCGGCTGCCGATCGAGAAGGCCTACGACTTGAAGCTGATCTCGCCTACCACCGCGGAGAAGCTGGCCGCGGCCGGCGACATCGGGGCCCGCCAGTGGAAGAAAGCGCAAGCACTTATCGTCCAGCCCGACGGCAAGCCCCACCTCGCACCAGTCTCAGACCCGCGCCCGGCACTCCGCGCGGCCACCACTGACTTCGACCCGGCGCCGGCCGCGGAAGACATCTGCTAACCACGAGCACCACACCATGACGCAACAGCTTTACATCACGAGCGCGCGCGTTTCCTTCGCGAACGGCCTGTTCGAGCCCGCCTCCGTCGAGCCGGGGCAGAAGGAAAAGTACGGGGCCGACTTCATCTTGCAGCCGGACTCGAAGGTGTTCACCATCGCGGCCGACGGCAAGAGGGTTCCGACCACGCTGAATGACGCCCAGCTGAAGGTCGCCGACGAGGCCTGGAAAGGCAAGGGCGCCGCGATGCTGGCCGCGCTGGAACCCAGCAAGAAGGCAATCCGCAACGGCGACCTTCGGGTGAACAAGAACGGCGATGTCTACGACGGCTACGCCGGCAACACCTACATCACGGCAAAGACCACGATCCGTCCCCTTGTGATCGACTCCGACAAGTCGCCCCTGACCCAGGCCGACGGCCGTGTCTACAGCGGCTGCTATGTCAACGTCCGGCTGGACCTGTACGCCAACACCGCACCCTCCAAGAAAGGGGTGTTTGCGGGGCTGAAGGGGGTCCAGTTCGTGAGGGACGGGGACGCCTTCGGCGGCGGGTCGCCGGCACGGGTCGACGAGTTCGACGAAGTGAGCGAGGGTGCCGAGGCCGACGACATCGCGTGACCACCCTGGCGGGCCGGGGCCTCCTTGCCCTCGCCTGGCCCCACGAGGAACTAAGCCCGTCCACGCGGCAGCCGCCGGCCCGCATGCTTTTCTCCGCCGGCTGCGACGCGACCCCCTGCCGCCCCGGGGCAACGACGAAGGCAGACGATGGACGGGAAAGGGGCCAACCTCTTGCAAACGACCCTCTGGCTCGATACCGAAACGTACAGCGAGTGCGACCTGCCGACAGCAGGGCACTATGCCTACGCGGAGCACCCGAGCACTGAAATCATCGTCGTTCAGTGGGCAGTGGGCGACGAGAACCCGGTCGTGTTCGACTGCACCGAGCCTTTGCGCCCGCGCCCGCCGGCACTGATCAAGCTGCTGGAAGACCCTACGGTACTGGTCTACGCCCACAACGCCCCGTTCGACCGTGCGGTGCTGCGGGAGTGCTGGGGGGTCGACATCCCACTGGAGCGGTGGCGGTGCAGCATGGTGCAGGCCCTCTCGCACGGGCTGCCCGGGGGTCTCGACAAGATCGGGGCCGCCCTCGGGGTCCCGGTCGACCACCTGAAGGACGACCGTGGCCGACGGCTGATTCAGCTATTCTGCAAACCCCGCCCGAAGAACATGAAGGTTCGGCGGGCTACCCGCGAGACCAACCCGGCTGAGTGGGCCGAGTTCCTGGAATATAGCCGGCAGGACATCGTAGCGCTCCGCGCAATCGTAAAGCGGATGCCGACCTGGAACTTCCGCGAGCCCGATCAGGCCCTCTGGCGGCTCGACCAGCGGATGAACGACCGCGGTTTCGCGGTTGACCTCGACTTCGCGCGGGCCGCGGTCGAAGCAGCGAAGGCTGAGCAAGATCGGCTAGCCGCAGAAATGAGGGAAGCGACCGATGGGGCTTTGTCAGGCCCCAGCAAGCGCGACGGGTTGCTCTTCTACGTCCTGGCCGAGCACGGGGTCCCCCTCCCTGACATGCGTGCGGATACCCTCCGCCGGCGGGCGGAGGACCCCGAGCTCCCCGATGGCGTTCGAGTGCTGCTGAACCTGAGGCTGGAGTCGACGAAGACCAGTACCAGCAAGTACAAGCGGGTGCTGTCTGGCGCCTCCGGCGACGGCCGAATGCATGGTGGCACCCAGTTCCGGGGGGCCCACCGAACCGGCCGGTGGGCTGGCCGCGGGCTGCAACCACAGAACTTCCCCCGACCCACCCCAGGGCTGAAGAGGGCCGACATCGCGGCCGCGATCGAGGCGATCCGATGCGGGGCCGCCGGCCTCGTGCTTGACAACGTGATGCGGTGGCTGGCAGACGCTGTCCGGGGGGTGATCGTAGCGCCACCGGGCAAGAAGCTGGTTGTGGCCGACCTCTCGAACATCGAAGGCAGAGGTCTGGCTGAGCTTGCGGGGGAAGCCTGGAAACTGGACGCGTTTCGGGCGTTCGATGCCGGGGCGGGGCCGGACCTCTACAAGGTTGCCTACGGACGCGCCTTCGGCGTCCCAGCAGAAGGAGTAACAAAAGACCAGCGCCAGATCGGCAAGGTCCAGGAGCTTGCCCTCGGCTACGAAGGCGGGGTCGGTGCGTTTCTGACCTTTGCGGCGGTCTACGGCATGGACCTGGATGCGATGGCCGACGCCGTCTGGATGACTGCATCGACTGATGCCATCGCAGAAGCGGGCGAGACCCTGGCGTGGGCCAAGAGAAAACACCGCAGCACGTTCGGGCTGTCTGACAAGGCCTACATCGCATGCGAAGTGCTGAAAGCGTCCTGGCGGGCGGCCCACCCCGCCACCGTGGCTCTGTGGGCCCGGATGAAAGAAGCCTACAGGCAGGCGACACTGGTTCCCGGTGTCACTCTGGAAATTGGCGCAAAGCTGAAGATACGGCGGGACAAGAACTGGCTCAGGCTGAAGCTGCCGTCGGGCAGGTACCTCTGTTACATCGCGCCCCAGGTCCACGAAGACGGCTCGATCAGCTACCTGGGGGTCAACCAGTACACCCGCCAATGGGGCCGGATCAAGACCTACGGCGGGAAGCTGGCCGAGAACGCAACCCAGGCGTGGGCTTGCGACGTGATGGCGCACAACCTGCCGGCGCTTGAAGGTGCCGGTTACCTTCCGGTCCTGACCGTCCACGACGAGGTGCTGGCCGAAACGCCAGACACCGACAACTACACCGCCGGGAGGATGGCCGAGCTGCTAGCCACCACACCCCCGTGGGGCAGGGGCTGCCCGCTCGCCGCCGCGGGGTTCGAGGCCCACCGGTACGGCAAGGAAGATTGACATGCTGGAAAGCACGATCGAACAGTATCTTGTCCGGCAGGTCCGGGCCAGGGGCGGCGATGCCCGCAAAGTACACTGGATCGGCCGCAGAGGCGCCCCGGACAGAATGGTGCTGCGGAAGTACCGGGTGCCTTGTTTCGTCGAACTGAAGGCCCCTGGGCAGCAGCTACGGCCAGACCAGGCACGCGAGATCGCACTCCTTCGGTCATACGGGGTCGAAGTGCACGTGATCGACTCCCTCGAAGGGGTAGACGCCCTGCTGTCGTCATGAAGTTCTACCACCCCCACGACTATCAGCGGGCGATCACCTCCTGGATCGTCGACCACGACCGCTGCAACGTGTGTTCGGGGATGGGCACCGGCAAGACAGGCGCGACTCTCGCAGCGCTGCAGGCGCTCAACATGGTTGCGAACCCGTTCCCTGCGTTGGTGCTGGCCCCGCTCCGGGTCGCACGGACAACCTGGCCGGGAGAGTGCCGGAAGTGGGCAACCTTCAACCAGTTGACGCTGCTCGACTGGTCTGGCTCATCCCGGTTCCCGACAGGGACCCCGGACATCGTGGCTGTGAACTACGACAACGTGGCCGCCCTCGTCGCCCAGCGGCCGGACTGGCCCTGGCGAACGGTCATCGCGGACGAATCCACCAGGCTGAAGTCGTTCCGGCTGAAGCAAGGTGGCAAGCGCGCAAGTGCGCTCGGGAAGGTCGCCCACAAGCACACCCGCCGGTGGGTCAACCTGACCGGCACCCCTGCCCCGAACGGGCTGATCGACCTCTGGGGGCAGCAATGGTTTGTCGACGCCGGCCAAAGGCTCGGTCGCAGTTTCGACGCTTTCGAGCGACGATGGTTTGCCTGGCGCCGGCATGACGACGACAACCCATACGCGAGGACCCGGTTCCTGCTGCCGGGGGCGGCGGAGCAGATCTACCAGAAGTTGTCGGACTGCACAATCACGGTCCGGGCCGAGGATTTCATGGATCTCCCGCCCCTGGTCGAGAACGTCGTGCCGGTCGAGCTCCCGCCGAAAGCGCGGAAGCACTACCGCGAGCTGGAGAGGGAGCTGTTCACGCAGCTAGAAGGCCACGAGATCATGGCCGCGAACGCTGCAGCGAAGACGATGAAGTGCCTACAGGCCGCGAACGGGGCGCTCTACATCAACCCGGAAGGCGATTGGAAAGGGCTTCATGACGAGAAGATCGAGGCCCTCGGGTCGATTCTGGAAGAGGCCGCCGGCGCCCCGGTCCTGGTGGCCTACCATTTCAAGAGCGACCTGGAACGAATCCAGCGGGCGTTCCCTTTCGCTCGGACCTTGGGTGCTGACGGTACTGCGATCGAAGAGTGGAACGCCGGGCGAATACCTCTCCTGCTGGTACATCCTGCTTCGGCGGGGCATGGTCTCAACCTACAGGATGGCGGCAACATCCTCGCGTTCTTCGGGCTCTGGTGGGACCTCGAACAGCACCAGCAAGTGATCGAGCGGATCGGGCCCACAAGGCAGCTCCAGTCCGGCCGCAGGAGAAGCACCTACGTGCACTACATCGTGGCCGAGGGCACCGTCGACGAGATCGTGCTCAAGCGGCTAAAGACCAAGAAGGCGGTCCAGGACCTGCTACTCGAAGCAATGAAGGAGAACCAATGAACAACCTGTCGGCCCAGCAGCGCCGGGTCGTGGATCTTGTCGCCGCCAGCGGCAGCGAAGGGATGTCGAAGGCGGAACTGTGCCTCGCCTTGAACGTCTACATCGGGACGCTGGAAACCTATCTCGCGGGGCTGGTGCCTGGCCGCCTGGCGGTGAACGACCCACGACCCGGCGGCAAGCGGCAAACACGGCGGTACTACCAGCCCGGGTGCGAGCCTTCACCGCAACCGAAAGCAAAGGCAAAGGCAAAGGCGAAGAAGCCGGCGCCCGTCTTTGCCCGCGTGCGGACGACGACAATCCGCGACCTTCAGAAATCGATCACCCGTGACGAACCCGTGATCGTGCCGCCGCACGTCAAGCCAGTGACGAAGCAGAACTACATCGGCGATACCCGCTACCTGGTAACGGATGCGCCGCGCGTCATCGATGCGCGTGACTGCCGGCCATGGGCAGTGGCTGCGGCGCGGGCGGCCTGACGCAGAAAAGAAAACCCAGGGGGCAAGGATGAGTGACACGCCAACACGGCGCCTGAAGGACGAGGCATGACCACCCTACTCGACGCAGCACGGCAGGCGCTGGCAGCTTTGGAGTACATGTACCACACCGCCGACCCCGGGCCTGCCCGGGACGTTTCGATGGAGGCGCTCGACGCGCTGCGCACCGCCATCGCGGAGGCGGAGCGAGCGCATGGAATCGGAGACAGCAATGAGTGACCTTGTGAAACTCGCCCGCCAGCGCATTGACAACGACCAGCGCACACACTGGGATGGCTGCGAACGCAGCCATCGTGAGTGCCTGATCCAGCGTATGGCAGACGAGATCGAGCGGCTACGCGCTACGCTTGAGCGCCAGCAGATCAGCTATGAGCGTGAACGACAACTCGATCAGGAGGAGACCGAGCGTCTACGCGCACAGATCGCCGATGCTGAGGTCCTCGCAGAGTACGGCCGCGATGACGGCCTGCGCGACCGGGTGTACGTGGGCGCATGGCTCTCCCCGGGCGACCGCATCGTTGTGCGGCACCGCGAGAAGTGACGGATTAGCGGTGAGGAATGAAAATGGACAAAGACACCACACCACTTACCTTCGGTAAATACAAGGGCAAGACACCGCAAGAAGTTGCGGAGATCGACGGAAGCTACGTCATTTGGATGTTCGAGAACGTGACTCCAACTCCGTGCAGCAAAGAACTTGCGGAATCTTGTGAGGCTGACGAGCGAGAAGACGATGAAGAATGGGCCGCTGGTGCGCAGTACGGTATCGACGGATGGGATAACTGGTGACGCTGGCGGTACCCGGCGTAATGACGGGTTATCCGTCGTAACAGGAGCGAGCGAATGGTGAAACTGACAGGCAGCGAGTGGAATCGCTTTTACAACGACGCGGGGGCTTGGCCGGATGGCGCATGGCACGAAGACGAGGAAATCACCGTGGACGGCAAAACGGCCGGTGATGACCTCGACCTTTCGGCCGTGCCGGATGGGGCAATGCTGACCGTGGAGGGTGGTGTGGTGTACCTGACCGAAGACGCGGACTACGGCCCGTCTCTGGAAGCGCACTTCAAGCGTTGGCGCAAGCGGCAGACGACAACCGTGCTTGTCGTGGAAGTGCCGCACGAAGCCGTCAAAGTCGTGCGCGCTGCGATTGCTGCTGCTGGCGGCAAGGTAATTCGAGACAAGGAATGACCGCTGCAGAAACTATGCGAGTTGCTCTGCTGGCGCTGGAAGACGCCGCGAGCGTGCTAGGCACTTCCTGGGCTGACTCTGTGGCGCACAAGCCGATTGCTGCGCTACGGGCGGCGCTTGATGCTACTGACGACGACGTTGATGTGCTTGCCTCGTACAGCCGAACCGATGGCCGGCGCGAGTGGGTCAATGTCGGGACATGGCTGCGGCCTGGCGAGGTGGTGGCGCGCATGGCAGACCCGCGGCCTAACGTTCGAGCTAAGCGGGGCCAAACGGCGCCGCACAACCAAGGAGAAACGCAATGAACTCACCCGCCGTTTGGACTCCGCTTGAGCGAGGGGTTAGGCGCCTGCTCGCATGGTGGCGAGCCGCTGGCCCCGACATGGCGACGCCGAGCGGAGGCTACGAAGCCGAGCCCGAAGAAGACCGCATCGAGGCCGCGTACTGGCGATTCGACGCGCGGCACAAGGGCTACGGCAAGTGGAAGGCCGCGCCGATGAGTGAGCGCGACGCCTTCAAGGCCGAGATGCGCAACGCGCTGGCCGCCGAGAAAACGCGGGCACAGATGCGGCTGGTGGCGCATGGCTGGCGTCGCCCTGGCGCCTAACACCTGAAATCACGCGCGCCGAAGGCGTCGCGTGCATTGAATAGTTATGCGGCTCTGGCCGCGACGGAGAGGAAGATGAGTAACGAGAAAACACCTGTTGCATACCTGCACCAAGTTGTCTGCGG